CAATGGTCCCACGCTACGGCTATCAGTTGCCATTGTCTCAATATCGTCGCGTGGGACCATTGGCATAGTTAAGCCGATTGTTCCCCAAAATTGCGCATTCCTATCCTCGAATAGCTTGCGACGCGCGCGTTTCATGCGCGTTGCAGCGCTTGTGATCTTTTCCCATATCATAGCTCTATCCCTTTCGGTTTCTAGCAGCCAATCCACTAGCTATTGACCACGGCTTAGCTATTGCCGTGGTCAATCTGCTAACGGACTAAGCCGCGATATCGTCGCCCGCGTTGTCTTGATTGATTTTGAACGCGACATGTTCCGCCGTTGTGCGGAACATATCATCCTTGGCAATTGCCAGTGACCAGAAAGCCGCTTGGTACAGGCTATCAACGCGTTTGATATACGTTGCGATGGTAGCGATATTTGCCATGGTCAAGCGCGACACTAATCCTACGCCTATCGCGTAATTGATCGAAGGTTCATGCGGAACATGAACGTTCATTGGATCAATCATGATTGCGTCAACGTTAGGTGCAAGCCGATATGTCGCAAGAAAATTCATAAGCGCGTCGCTGTTATCCTCGCCAATGTTTTGAGCAAACAAGCGACGCAATTGAGTGTCTTTCGGCATAGGGTTCATTCGCAGATATTTGTCGCAGCGCGCCAATGAACGCGGCGTCACAAATGCGATTGCGTCGCTTCCGGCTTTTTCAGGATAGCGATGCAACGCGTTCAAGCCTTCCGCCTTGCCTTTTTGTGCAGCGCTTTGAATGTACGCGACAAGGATAGGCGAAACGTTTGACACTGCCCACGCGAGCCATGCTGCTACGTCAACTTCGATTTCTATGATTGCGAGACGATTAGACATGGCGCGAGATATCTTTTGCGCTGCCGCCTTGTCTTGACCGCGATTGCCAGTAGCAACAATCCGCCAGCCTTCGGGCAAGCGATAGCCCGGCAACTCGCGTTCAAGGATTAGCTGATTTAGCGCGGCTTGAACGGACAATGACGCGTCCGTTAATTCGTCTAACATCAAAATACCTTCGTTGCCGTCGCGCGCTGCTATCGGCAGCCATGCCGGAACATACGTTGCAATCAAGCCTGTCGCAGTATCGGGCATAGGCAATTGAACGTCTGTCGCATCCATTTGAGACGCGCGCTTGTCAATCACTGGCCAATTACGTTTGGCTGCACATTGGCGCACTAAATCTGTTTTTCCTACGCCAACGGGACCAATAACTACCGTAGGAATGAACGCGTCAAGATTGACAGACAAATCAGCGGCAGCATGCGCGAGAGTGTATGCGGTCATCTTAGTTGCCTTTCTAGGCTAGCAGGGAGACGCGCCAATCGCGTTTCCGTCTTGCCCGTGGTCAAACCACGGGCAAGAGAGAAACGCGCGCCTAGCAGCGTGCTAGGCGCGCGAAACGCTATGCCATAAAATCAGAAACGGCCGTAACAATCTCTTTTGCTTTTGCCGTCACGTCGCGACGCAACGCGGCGTCAATCCGCAAGTCTTCCGCCTCATGTTCTGTGATTGCTTGCATATCGGCAATCAATTGCGAAACGCGTTTATCATTGGCAAAATTCAAGCCGGGCATAACATCAATCAAATCGCGTATGTTTCCGACAAGCGTATCGCGAAATGTTCCCTTGTCTTTTCCCGTCGCGCTAGGCTGATAAGCGTCAAGACTTTCGACCATATGCGCAACTACCTCATGAACGCGACTAAACGTATTCATTGCGGCAGCGGCAGCGCGATCATGCAAGACGGCGCTGATATCAGCGCGTACGCGGTCAATCGCGTCTTGCCCGATATCAGCGCGGAAATCAGCTTCGTTTGGGATGGGCAATGTACGCGTACGCCATGCAAATTTGTGCGCAATGCGTTCCACAGCGGGATAATCCGAGCCGTTCCATAGCTTGCCAAGCGCGACATATTCGTTTGCGGCTTGCTCGCGTAGCAAGGGATATTCGGCAACGAAGCGCGGGACCAAATCAGCGAATTTCGCTTCTCCGCGTTCCATACCGTCGCGATATTTCTCATGATTTGAAATATGAAGGATACGCGAGCCGTTATCAAACCACGGGCTAGTACAATGCATGTGATGCAAGCGCGTTTGCATCACAACATTATTAATCTCTGTGAGCAAGCTAGACGCGACAAGCTTTTTTGAAACATGAGCGGACTTCGCATGCGCGTTAGCGGCGTCCGTCAAATCAGCGCTAGCCTTCTTATCAATCTTGCGAGCCGTCCATTGCGACACAGAGAAATCAACTAGCATGGTGCTAGATGCGAGATGCGAATAGCGAGACATGAGAGAACCCTTTCAAAGCGGCCTTGCGCCAATCGCAAGGCGAGACACTCATATAAAGCGAATGCGTTGCGTAAACAAGCGCTTTTTTGTGGAACATGAACGCGTACGCGTTGAATAGAATTCGGGCTAAAATATGGCGAGAAACAAATGATTTTTGGCAAGCGTGTAAAAACAATCAATTTTGAGAATGGCGGAATTCCACAGAATGGCTGAATTCCGCCGTCGCAAGCCTATGGCTCAAATCAGCCATTGTTGCATTTTTGAATCGGTTCAAATGACTATACTTGACCAATATTTGGCCATAATTAGCTTAAAATGGCGGAATTGAGCCATTCTTTACAAAAGACGAAAACGCGCCAATTCAGTCTAAAATCATAACTTGCGGTGTATTTTATGATCTCATGCACCAATTAGAAGTGGCCCTAGAAATTAGGCTCATATCGGCGGAACAATGTTAGTCCAATATAGCAAGAATGTACATTAAGGCGCGCTACCACCAATTAGGGGATATACTAGGCAAAAGCGCTTTACAAGTTTGGAGCCTAGAAGCAATACAGTATAAAAGCGAGCCTATATCAAAAAAATAGCGTACAGACGCGTACTGCGTAGCAGTATTTTATTGATATATGGCTGGTAGTCTAGGCTAGTAATCGAAGCGCAAAACGGCTTTTGAACGCGTTAGCCCGTGGTCAAGAGCGAGCGGAACAAAAGCCGGCTCGCGCGAGCGCACGCACGCGAGGGGAATTATACTCAAAGGGAGCAAAAAGAACGGGCTAAAAGCGCTTCACGTCGCGAAATCATGATACGCGTAACTCATTATGAGATGCGCATACAAATATGAGATGCGCATCTCACAATAAGACTTGCAACGCAATATGAGATGCGCATCTCATTATGAGACGCGACGCGTAGAAAACACGTTAGGCGCAACGCGTCGCGCGCAACGTGTTACACGCAACGCGTTATATGCGACAAATTGGCTTAAACGCGTTATTTACAAGAAAAGCGCTTGACACAGTATAGTTTAGCAAAATTGTTCTAATATCAAGTATAGTAAAGTGACAAATATGTCACATTACAAATTAGAATAATATACCCTTGACAAGTATATCTTAACAAGAATGTCACATCATAGTACATATATGTCACATTACAGTATAGTAAAGTACATAAATGTCACACTACAGTATTGTAAGTGTGACATATTTGTCACTCCATTTTACGTGACATATTTGTCACACGGAGGGGTGGGGGGACTTTTTTGCTGCAACCTGGGATTGCTCTTCCTTGAAGTGTCTCAATTTACGCCCCAAAATCCCGCGCAGCAAATTTGTAAGGGACGTACAAATATGTAAAGGGCTGGGCTTTGTAGTGCGCGCAGTAGCAGTAAGGCATGGCTAGCAGATCAAGGGCACGATCAGGCTGAGAGAGCGCCAAGCCTACAGCGTGGTTATGCGGCTTTAGGCTAGGCTTGCGTCGCTACGGGCAACGTGGTATGGCGTAGACCACGCCATACAGGCGAACGGCTAGCTGAGCCCATTCAGCGAGGGAGCCCCAAAGATTTCAATACCGCACTGATTGGGAACTGATCTGCCAAACTCAGGGAGCTTAACAGAAATGTTAAGTTCCCTTTTTTGTTAATAGCAGGAACTCACATCAAAATCGTCGTTTACAATTTCTGCATCAATTACATTTTCGTCAATTAACAAAGAAGTGTCTTTTACAATAACGTCAATGACACCCTGCGCCCTAGCTTTGGCTCGCTGCAAGGCGTCAAGTACTTCGCGGTCAGCGGTGATCGTGTGTTCGACCACGCTGTGTGTTCCATATGACAACCGTCTACGCCGTTCCAGAAGCCATTTGATGTTCCCTGACACGACACTGGCTTGGCTGTCACGTGCTACACCATAGATGTGGTGGTCATATATCCGTGGCAGCGCTTCGGCCATAAGATCGTACAGACGATCTTCGGCTTCTTGTCGCATCTGAGCAAGCTGCGGGTAGCGCCCACCGACTTTTGTATAGTTAACAAATGTCGTATATGCCACGTGACACATATCGCACGCTACCGTTGGCTGGTAGCCTTGTGATATCGTTGTGAGTACGCGCAGCACGTCAGCTACGATGTCATATGGAACGGTCATAGCTTCCACCCTCGCTTATATAAACCCCACCACAGTGGTCCGCAGACAATCGCGTATATGCCTAGCCCAATCGCCACGCCCATTACGCTAGAGAGTAAACTCGTCATATTCCACCTTTGCTTGGTTTCGTATACGCCAGTCTAGTCCACGATCACGTCGAACCACCTTGACTGCAAATGTAAGCATGAAGCTATCGGCGCGATCCGGGGAGTGTTCCCCTGTCCGCGATTTATATAACTCTTTGCTTTCCATTTTAAGCTTTTGCTCAAAACGGTCATATCCGTATTGCAGACCAGTCAGTTGCAGGAAAAACTCGTTATCGTCGTCTATGCAGCCACCATCGACCAGCCAGTCTTTGCCCAAATGCCATATCTCGTCTCGTTTGCGATAGTACTTATCGGGTTCGGCGCTCATTGCGCCCGGCCAGAACTCGAATACCTTCAAATGGTGGTTCTCACGCAGTTGGTCAATCACGCCGTCGCCGCCACCGGGTGCTTCGATCACAATTGCATCCGGGTGGTTTTGCTGGTATTCTTTCACGATGATGTTTGTTAGCTGTACGGTGCTTATTCCCTTAAAGACACGTCGTTTGCGGCTACGGGCGTCTCTGCCCTGACGGTACGAAATGACGATCTCGTCGCCCCCGTATCGTGCAACGTCCACTGCCATGATAAGTGCTGCTTGTGCGTCGGGGTCAAGCGGTCTTGTTTGCGCATCTCTCGCCAAATCTTTTCCAATAAACTCGTTGAAAGCTTGATGCGGGAACTGACCGTATACTCTAACACGGGCTTCATCGCTGTCCGCTCCATACATCTTGATGATATCGGCGAGTGCCGACTTGTTTGTGTGCGAAACATCGCGGCTGTCCACGAATTCCGTGTCGTACATCTCTGCGTGCTTGTCAAAACAGTCCGCAAAGTCGCCAATTGGCTGCGTTGGGTTGCCAAATACAAGGAAAAACACCTCTCCATCAGTCGTTGCACCCGTTGCAGCCTCCCAAATCTTCGCATGAATGCCTGATGCTTCGTCAAATATCATCAAAACGCTGCTTTCAGCGTTGTGTAGCCCTTGAAATGCCTCCGTATTGTCTTCACCGACCGTCATAGCGGTCATCATGTAGTTTTTTCGCACTGCGTCAGGCACTAAACCGCTTGAATAGCTCGTTGCCTGCCAGTTGAACCACTTTTTGAACAAAAATATCGCGTGCCACTTCGCTAATTCGGGCCAAGTCTTGTCTTCAAGCTGTTTTTGTGTATTCGCAGTAATGACGCCACGCGCCATAGCCCTTGTCGCCATAACCCACTGTATCACCCATGCGACTAGCGCAGATTTCCCAACGCCATGGCCAGAAGATCGGGCTGATCTCCATACAAGCGGCTCTAAGCCAAGCGTGATCCGTTGGTCGTTCTCCTGTACGTGTTTGCCCAGCTTCGTCAGCAGTCTTGCTTGCCATGGCTCTGGTCCAGTTCTGTTGTGTAGTGGATTAAAGCTTCCATCAGGCAATTGTGGCTCGCCCCACGGGTACGCGGCCTTCACGAACCCCAATGGGTTATCCCTGAAGCCGGCTGCAAACTCGGCCAGTTGCTTGTCTGTCGAGAGCGGAACCACTGACATCCCCATTGCTTAGAAAACACGTTTATGCCATGTTCGCCAAATTCAAATCAAGCCAAGGACCACGAGCATGAGCCTATTTGGTGGCGGTGGGTCCAAAACCGTATACGTGCCGACACCGGCACCGCCGCCACCCGTGGCGCGCAGCAAAGGCGTCGTTGACATGAGCGACAAGCAATACAAGAGTTTCGTGTCAGCCAATCCAAGTTCGTACGCTTCGAGCATTCTGGGTGGTTCAGCGCCTGCGCCAAAGAAGTCATACGCAGCGCAACTGTTTGCCGGTGGGGGCTTATAGCAATGGCTGATGGCAGCTATGGCGGCACGGGTAACAACGTCAGCATCATGACGTTGAATGATGGTCAACGTCCAAATCCACGCGACATAATTATGTCGTACAAAGAAGCGCAGTCGATACGCTCGCCTTATGAGCAAGATTGGAAGATGAATGCAGCGTTCTGCCTGCCACGCCACTATTCAAGCTGGCTGAGCGAAGGGCCGACGATGAACGCGCCGCAGTCGCGCGACGTGAAGCGCTATGCGTATGACGCGACAGCTTCAAGAGCGCTGCCAAAGTGGAGCGCCATTCTGCGTCGTCTCGCGACGCCTGATGGCCACAAGTGGCAGCGTTTGACGCCAAGCAATCCCGACTTGCTCAAGAGTTACAACGTTCGTGCGTATTTCGACGTGCTGACAGATTTGTTGTTCTCGTTGCGCTATGATCCGCGTGCGCTGTTCTCGCAGACGTGTGACGAGACGTATTTGGGGCTGGGCTGCTATGGCACAGCGCCAATACGCATCAAATGGCGCGACAAACGGCCAACCGACCAGAAGGGTGGTCTAGCGTTCAAAGCAATGCCACTGAAAGATATGTTCCCGCTGGCTGATGGCGACGGGATCATAGACACGATGTTCGTGCGCCTGTGGTACACAGCCCCACAGATCAAAAAGAAATTCCCTGCGTCGTCCATATGCCCATGTGTGCAGCGCGAGCTATCAAAGCCAATTCCGAGCAATACGCGTTATTTCGAGATTGTCCACGCGGTGTTCCCGCGTGACGTAGCCCGGTATGATCCAACGACGCTCACGGTCAATCGTCACCCGTTCATTGGCTGTTTCATATGCGTGGAAGAGAGCGAATACATGGGGCCGGAAGACGGGTTCGCCAGCTTCCCATATCTGGTGCCACGCACGGCAACTGAGCCCGGCCAGTTGTTTGGCTTCTCTCCCGCGCAGCAAGCCAGCCCGGCAATGGGCACGGTCAACGCGATGAAGAAGACGATGCTGCGCGTTGCCCAGAAGAAAGCAGACCCGACGCTATTAGCGAGCGACGACGGGGTACTATCCGGGCGTTTGGGGCTGACGCCCGGATACGTAAACTATGGCGCGCTGAACTCGCAAGGCATGGAACTCGTCAAACCACTGGACGTGGGCGATCTCAATCCAGCCAAAGACATTCTCGCCGACGAACGCGGCGACATAGACGATGCGTTCTTGGTCAATCTGTTTCAAATACTGATCGAGACGCCAGAGATGACGGCAACGGAAGTCATCGAGCGTGTGGCGGAGAAAGCAGCGCTTGCCGCTCCAACGATGGCAAGACTACAGGGTGGTTTCTTGGGGCCAGAGGTTGAGCGCGATCTGGCGTTGATAGCCGAGAACGCGCCATACCTCATGCCAATGATGCCGCCTGAGTTGATCGAAGCACGTGGAGAATACGAGATTGTTTACACATCGCCCTTGGCCAAAGGGCTACACGCGGAAGAGGACTCCGGGTTTCTGTATATGGTTCAGTCGTCGATTGAAGTCGCGACGGCGACAGGCGACCCAAGTCCCTTGGACCACTATAACTTCGATGTGGCCATCCCTGAACTAGCGGAACACCGCTCAGTGCCAACGCGTTGGATGAACACACCGGATCAAGTCGCGCAGCTACGCCAAGGCCGGCAGAACCAGCAAGCGCAAGCCCAGATCGCGCAAGCGGCACCGTCGATTGCGAAGATAGCCGTGACGGGTAAACAAGCGCAGCCTGCGGCAGCGGCGGGCGCTGGCGGTGGTATAACGTCACGTGGTGCAGTCAATTACAGCGGTGGTGCCGGTGGCTGAGCAGAACATTGATGCGGCGGACCCACTTGACCCGAGCGATATACACGCGGCCGAACAGCTTGCGTTGGAAACGCGTGAAGAGGTCATTGCGCGTAAACAGGCTAAGCTACGCGCACGACGCGATAGCTACAGGCGGCTATTTGCTGGCAATGCTATGCCTGACGACCATGATATTGTGTTGGCTGATCTCAAACGTTTTTGTCGTGGTAGCCAAACTCCATGGGACGCAGACCCACGTGTACACGCGCTTCTCACAGGCAGATTTGAAGTTTACAACAGAATAGTCAATCACTTAAATATGTCGTTTGACGACCTGTGGGAAATGCTAGAAGGACCGAGCAATGAGTAACGGCGGTGGAATAGGCGGCGGTGGCAACGAAGGTGGCGGTGGTGGTCAGTCAGCGCCGGCTGTGCCATGGGCTGGCGCTGGTGAAAATCAGATTTGGACGATTGGCGATAAGCCATGGTATGAGACGGCAGTGCCGGATGGACCGGCACGTGAGCTATTTCGTGCCAAGAAGTACGCCAACCCAGCGGTACTCGCAACGTCGTACGCTGAACTAGAGCGTACCAATGCTTCGCGTGACGACAGCAAGATGGTGCGCTTGCTGGACGACAACGCGAAGCCAGACGATGTAAACGCGTTTTATGAGCGCTTGGGGCGACCGAAGACGCCTGAAGGCTACAAAGACGTGAAGTGGGGCGACAACGTTGACCCTGCCATGAAGGAATTCGGCACCAATCTGGCGTTCAAGCTGGGTCTAAGCCCGAAGATGGCTGAGACGGTGATGGCGCAAGAATGGAATGCGTTTGTCGGTAAGATGAATGCACAAGCTGCTGACGCCGAGAAAACCACAGGTGCGCAAGCACTGGCAACGTTGAAAGCCGAGTGGAAAGGCGATTTCGACGCCAACAAGGCGAAGGGACAACAAGTTTTGACCGCACTGAACCGTGCTGGGTTCAGCGAAGCGGATATGTCGGCGCTGGAGAAACACATTGGCGTCGTGCCGGTGGTAAAGCTGCTGGCGACCATTGGCAAGCTGTCAGGAGAGGGTAAATTCATGGAAGGCGGTGGCGGTGGTGGACAAGCTGATCCGGCGACGATGACTGCCGAGCAAGCGAAGTCAATGATTACGCAGAAATCCATGGATAAGGATTTCCAAAAAACATACATGGGTAAACACGAGCCCGGTCACGATGACGCGGTAAAACTCATGGAGAACTTGTACAAGAAAGCTGGCCCGCTGATGGGCGGCGCAGCAACACCGTAGGAGACGATAGATGGCAAAACGTGGCAGAGGCTATGGTTTCGAAGCTGATGAAGCTGATGCTGGTGCGGCTGACCCCGACGCGCTGCCGCCCGGTGCTGGCTCTGTTACCGTCAAGGACACTGCCGGCAACGACGTTGCGGTGGTGATTACAGCCGAACAGGCACGTGTATGGTGGGCCAACGTGCCGCCAAAAGCCCGGCTTGAGTATCAGAAGAACTTCGTCAACGCGAATGCGCCAACCGACGATGAACTGGTTGCGGCATACGTTGACGCGCATGCGCCGGCAACGCCAGAACGCGCGAATGCGTGGTGGGATACGCTGTCAACGGCAGACAAGAAGGCATATCAAGACAGCCTGATCGAAAAGCCGGCTGACGACGTACTGGTCAAGCTGTACGACAGCGCACATGCGCTCGAAACGCCAACGGCGCTGGCGGAAGACACACCGCCACGCGTACAGCCGGCAACGCCCGGCGCAAGCGCGACCAATCCTGATCTGATGTTCAACGACGCAGTGCCGTTGGAAGACGTGCCGCTGTACGCGGGCTCGCCTCGCCGGCAGTACCAGCCGCCAAATACGACGCTTCCAGAGGGTGCTAGGGCGCGCGGGCAGGAGCGGATGCGGGTTTCCTAGCGGGGACGAGCGAAAGCGAGCCCACGGGGCTCCCAGCCCCCTTCGTGGGCCATAAGCCGACGCTCTTAGAGAGCCGGGAGGTATCAGCACCCTCCCGGCTCTTGTTTTTTACAGAAAACGCGTTTATTGCGTAGACATACAGGAAGCCTACCCGGACACCTTCCTGTTTCCATGGAATACGATGATCAACCCGTCAACGTGATCCAATCACGTGACACGTTGACCAGCCACGGAGACAGAAAGTCATGGCTGAGACAGTAGCTTCCTACTCAATCCCCGAAGCGCACGTATATATGTTCACGGATAATATCCGTGCAACAATCGCACGAGCCGGTGGTCTTGTGTACCCGTATGTGTCGATGGGCTCATACGTTGGCGAACGTGTTCAGGTGGTCAACTTCATTGGCCCGGTTGAATTCGTTCAGCGTGATACGCCATACAGCGACACCAAGCTGACTGAACTCGAACACACGAGCCGTTGGATCAACGGCTTCGAATACGACGTGGCAGTCCTGATCGACAGGCTTGACACGTTGAAGATGATCTATGATCCGACTTCGCCGTATGTGGATCGTTTCCGGCAGGCACACGAACGGAAACGTGACCAGATCGTGGTGGATCAGTTCTTTGCGGACGCGAAGGCCGGCAAAGACGCTAACATCGTCATGTCCTACAAGGCCGCGAATACAATTGCGGCAGGAACGCTTGGGACCACGGCGGCTGGCTTTACGACGGCGAAACTGCGCGCGTTGCGCAAGTTGATGAAGAAGCGCAACCTTGACCTTCGTTCGATCAAGCCGATCATTCTCGTCACCAGCGAGGCAATTGACGATCTGATTGGTGACACGAATTCGGCCGGTCAGGGGCTCACAACGTCGTCGGATTACGCGGCCATCAAAGCATTGGTGGACGGCGAGATCAATTACTTCATGGGCTTCCAGTTCCAGCCCTTTGAAGACTACAATGCTAGGGGCATTCCTTATCTGGCTGGCTCAACCGTCGTGCGTCAGTCGCCGGCATGGATACCGGATGGCATGCACTACGGCACTTGGCAGGACTTGGTTGTCACGATCAGCAACCGGCCCGATAAGAACAACATCAAGCAAATACACGCAACGTTCACAGCCGGTGCAACCCGGCTGGAGGAAGACAAGGTGTTTGCCATCGCGTGGGACGAGACAGCACCGTAGTTGTGGCACCGGGCTGCGGCTGGGCATAATGCCCAGCCGTGTCTGTCCGACACAGAAGGAAGACGAAAATGGCAGTTGTAGTATTCGACCCACTGAGCGCCGCACCGGGTTATTTGAAGCGGCCAATCGACAGTCACGGCAAGCTGCGCACAATCTATGGGAAGATGGTGGCAGCGACGCTTGGCGACATTGGCAGCACGATCAACATGGGCGTGCTGCCTTCCGGCGCAGTACGGCTGCGTTTTGCCGGTTGCAGTATTGTGCATTCGGCGTGGGGTGCTGGCGCGCTGCTTAACATTGGCTATGCGCCATATCGCTACAAGCAGGATCAGAACGCAGTCGGTGACGGCATTGATCCCGGCAGCGCAAATGCACTTGGCCCGGCAATTGATATGTCGGCAGCGTCGGTAGCACGTACGGCGTGGCAGGCTGCGTTGATGAAATACGACTTCTACAGCGTAGCTGGCGTCAGCATCATCGGCACGGTGGCCGGCGCGGTGGTCCCGCAGGCAGCGACTGCCGAATGGTGGATAGAGTACGTCTACGAGTAAACGAGACTAGCTATGGGAGCGCCAAGCCATGCCAAGCATGAAAGACATCTGCAACATGGGGCTAGGCAAGCTTGGCGCTTCCCGCGTCAACAATTTGTCGCCGCCAATCAGTACGTTGGAAGTCAAGTGCGCTGCTGAGTACCCACAGTGGAAAGCCAGCGAGCTACGTAAACGCCGCTGGGTATTTGCAACGGTTCTAACCTCGTTAAGCGCGTTAACTGAACCTGCACCGGCTGGTGCTGCGACTGACGGGCGGGTATTCAAGTTTCAGAAGCCCGGCGACTTGCTGCGCGCAATCAGGCCCAAGAATTGCACGTGGGTACAGCGTGGTGAGTTTTTCTACGATTTTCAAAACACCATTGTGCTTGAATACATTCGTAACACGCCTGACAGCGAAGTTACGGACGCGTCGTTTGTCGAGCTACTGGCTTGCCGCGTAGCTGTTGAATGCGCTGAACTTGCAACGCAGTCGCCTACGAAGAAGCAGTTTGCTGTGACCATGCTTGTGCGCGCCGAAGAAGAAGCTGGCCGGCTGAACGCATTCGTGCTTGACCCGCATGACGTAGATGGTGACGACGGCGCATTCACGTGGGACAATGCGCGCGTGATGCCAGAATTCAGTGGCGAACAAGGCAAGTGGTGGTAAATGGCTAGAACGTCTCCAATCCATAACGTACTGGAAGGCGAGTTTTCGCCACTGGCCGAAGGCCGCGTAGATGTTGATCGCTATCCGCGCGCAATGCGCTACATGCAGAACATGGTGCCGTGTCGTACGGGACCGGGCATAGGGCGCTCAGGTACGTATTTTGAACGGCAGTGCATTGAGCCTGCTTATGCGTCGAAGATATTGCCATTTGAGTACAATGAAGACGAAACATTACAGCTTGAATTCGGTCATTATCTTTTACGTTTTCATTACGAATACAACACGATTGCCGCGTATCGCGAAGCGCCGGTCAGCTACGTCGTTAGCGTAAATCCGTTTACGTTCTATGCGCCAAGCAATAATTTTATTCGTGGCAACCACGTTGTCCTTAGCGGTTTTGCCGCGCAGCTTAATGTCAATGGTCGTATATTCAAAGTAACCAACGTTTCCGGTGGCACGGTAACGACAGATGGTGTTGCTGGTACTGACGCCTATGTATGGGGTGGTTCTCCGGTTGCCGCAGTGGTATACGAGATTGCGACGCCTTACCGGCGCGACGACGTACAAAATATACGTTTAGTTCAGGAACTAAACGTGTGTTATTTGTTCTGCACGAAGACAGATGGCTCTGGCGACTATATGCCATACCATCTTGACCGATATGATACGTTCAACTGGACCATGCAGCCCTTTCCGCTTGCGGATGGGCCGTACATGGATATCAATCAAACAACCACGTATTTGAAACCAACTGGGAATGGTACGTGGATACCAAACATGACCAGTAACGTTGCGCCAGCGCCATTTGTGTGCGCGGCGAGCAGCGAAGTGGTTGGGCATGAAGCTTTTCGCGCATTTGACAACGACGTAGACAGCTATTGGGAAGGCAATGCGTCGCAAGAAGGCTGGTTGGAGTACGCGTTTGAAAATGGGTTCACGAATTCGTTACCATCGTTTAGCGGGCCAACTAATGGCTTGATGACGATTTCGGCTACGTCGAACGCGTCAGGGCACCCGGCTTGGCAAGCGTCAGACCAGAGCGCCGCAACATATTGGCAAGCGAGTGCCGCGCTACCACAGTCGTGGTACATCGACCTTGGCGCAGCGCAGACGGTGCGGGAGTACGCTATTCGCGCGTGTAAGCCGGCTGAGTGGTTTGCGCCAAAGAACTTCACGCTGTCGGGTTCAGCCACGGGAACAGGTGGTCCATGGACAACTGTGGACACGCGCGTTGGCATTAAATGGGCCAGTGGCCAGCGTAGACAGTTCACGGTCAAGACGCCGGCTGCATTCCGTTATTACCGTATCAACGTGACAGCGGTTAATAACAACTACACGGTGGTTAAACACCCGGCAGTTGGTATCAAGGGTAAGAAAGGTTATGTGGCCGCGTATACGACCACGACATCAACAGCGAATGTGTGCGCGTTCACGCAAGCGCAACTGAGCTATGGCAGCGGTACGCCTAAGTGCGTTGACGGCTATACGATCTATCTTGGTCGTTATAACAAAGGTCAAGACGTGGCTAACCACGCACCGCGTACGTGGTACTTCGAAGGCTATGACGGTGCAAACTGGCAATTACTCGATAGTCAGCAAGGCTACGAGAGTTGGGGCCAATTCCGCTCAGAATACTTCCCACTGAAGAACCGCGAAGCCTATAAGAAATATCGTATACGCATAAAAACAGTTCAGCAAGCTGGCGACGTGAACCCGCGTATTGGTAAGCTGGTCATGTCGTCACCAGACGCGCCACTGCTAACGCTCACACCTACGAGCAAGAATGGCATAAACGATGGGCGAGGCTTCTTGCCTACAGACGTAGGGCGTATGATACGCGTTCGTGACGCCGACAATATTTGGCGCTGGACGAAGATCACAGCGGTATCGACATCTGATCAGATTTATCTCTCGATGCGTAGCACTGACCCCTTTGTGCTAAATGCTCAAGTGAAATTCTGGCGACTTGGCTTATGGTCAAATACGACCGGCTGGCCGATATGCGGTGTGCTGCATGAAGACAGACTATGGTGTGCCGGCGCGGCTGGCTTTCCAGATCACGTAGTTGGCTCGTATGCTGGCCGGCATATGTTCTTTCAGCAAGTCAACAGACTTGACGAAGTGTTGGATGCAAGCGCGATTGTCATGCGCTGCAATAGTCGGTTCATGTCGCGTATCGTATGGCTGAAGTCAGCCGTTGAAGCGCTACGCGTTGGCACCGGCAAAAACGAATTTGTGATATCGACGCCAACGGACGGGGCGCTGACTGCGAGAAACATAAAAGCGCGCATCACCACCCAGCGGGGCAGCTACCCACACGAAAGCATCTTCGTGGACAACGAAGTGGTATTTCTGCAAGAAAGCGGTCGTGCGCTGTATAACCTATCGTTTTCGCTGACGACAACGGGCGTGCAGATATACAAATCAACGCTCATGTCGAAATGGGGCTCGCATCTGCTTCAGCCGCAAGTCGTGCAGATCGTGTATCAGCAAGAGCCGCATAGCGTCATATGGGGCAGGCGTAGCGACGGTTCAGTCGTTGCAATGACGTATTCGACTGACGATGACATATATGGTGGTCATCGGCACGATTTTGGCGCAACCATCAAAGACCTGTCAACGCTATACAGTCCGACTGATAAACAACACGCGTTGTGGATGGTCGCAATGCGGACCATCAACGGCCAAGACGTTCACTACATCGAAAGGCTTTATCGTTTCTGGGATTTTGGCGACGTGCTGTGGGAAGACGCCACGTACATGGACAGCGCGTTGCGGTATTATGGTACTACGCCGGTCGATAAGGTGTATGGGCTAACCCACCTTGAAGGTCAATATTTGAGCGTGCTGGCTGACGGCATAACGTATACGGGACTTGGGCCAGTGACGAATGGCATGCTGGCGCTCTTACGACCAGCTACGTACATCGTTGTTGGGCTCCCGTACGTGATACAAGGCGAGATAGTCGCGCCAGAAAGCGGCGCTGGCGACGGTGGCACTGCGCAAGGTAAGTCCAAGCGCCCGCATAGCGTTGTACTCAGACTATGGCAAAGCGCTGGTGGCGAGGTTGGCCGTTGGGACGAAGATCACGGCGAACTCATGTGGACGCCATGTGAGTACAACTACCCAATGACCGAGAACATAGATGAGATCGTACTCAGGGACTGCCTGACAAACGTGACCGTGCTACCGGGTGGTTATGGGACGCTGGGCACGGTGGCGTTCAGGCAGACGCAACCACTCCCATTCAACGTGGGTGGCGTGTACCCGCAGACATACGTCGAAGACGAGCGATGATAAGATTTACCCCACTTGAAGAGTGGCACATACCGCTGATCCAAGCGCAAGAGGTTCAGGCTAGGGACCAAGCGTTCCATATCGCGCAGAACGCGATCCCCGATCTTGTAAAAAACTCGTTTTCTCTGTGTTGCTGGATTGACGACGAGTGCGTCGGCGCAGCCGGCGTAAGGCCCATCTGGCAGGGGCGCGCGGCGGCTTGGGCGCTCTTGGGAAGGAATTCCCGGCCCGCGATGGTCGCCATCGTGAAGAAACTCCGGTTCGTTCTCGCTACGATGCCCGTCAATCGCATAGAAATGACCGTGCAAGCGGAATTTGGACCCGGCTGTAGGCTGGCAGCGCTTTTGGGCTTTGAGCGCGAGGCGAGGCTCCCCGGCTTCTTCCCGGACGGTTCAACTGCTTATTTGTTTACACGCTTGAAACACGTCTAAGAGGTAGCACCGTGGCGATGATGGGCGCAGTGCTAGGGGTAGTCGGCGGGATCGTGCAAGGCGTCGGCGCGATGCAGGCGCATGAGGCACAAGCCAAGGCAGACGAATACAATGCTGCTGTCGCTACGCGTAACTCACAAGTCATCAAGGAACAGACTGCGGCGTCAATAGACGATCAGGCACACGCAAACGCGCGTCAGCTAAGTGCCATACGCGGTATGTTTCTAGCCAACGGCATTTCGCAAACAGGTTCGATGATGGACGCTATTCTGGACCAAGCACGTACGGATGCGCTTGGCATTCAGCGTAAACAATATGCTGGGCAATTGCAAGTAATTGAGCAGACAGATAAATATAATCTGGACAAGATGGGCGCGGCTGACGAACGCGCAGCGGGAAGCATAAGTCTGGTTAGCGGCATACTTGGCGGTATTAGCTCCGGTGTGAGCGAAATGACAAGGAGCGCATAAATGCCATCTATTCCGCTGCCCGGTGTTGCACGCGTAGATCAGATTAGCCCGCTAGTTGGCGCTCCACAGTCACAAGCGACTAGCGAGGCTTTCGGCGGTGCTGTTGGCCAAGCAGTTGAAGGCTTCGGTGGCGCGATTGGCGCGCTTGGTCAATCAATTGGCGGTTATTTCGACAAGAAGCAAAAAGCAATAGACGCAGCGTCTGTTGCGACACGAACAGCCAACACGACGTTTACACCACAAGCAAATGATTTAACTAATAATGCGCCGCCTGACGGCAGCGGCTTGGTAGACGCCACCAAGACCGTAGGTATGAAGTTTGTTGACGACCAAGTAGCGGCATACGTAAAAGATGGTGCAACGCCGGCTCAGGCAAACGCGTATAGGCTTAACCTGTTGAACATGCAAGCGCAGCATGTTCAGAACGCTGCTAGCACAGCTAACAAGATGGCGAACGACAACGCCAAGCTTGACGTGGACAAAGGCTTGGCTACGCAGCTTGACGATATCGTAGCTGGTGGTGCGATTGATCAGCCTAACTTCGAGGCGAGGACAAAGATCGCGCACGATTTGATAGATAAGAATACGAGCTTGACGGGCGATCAGAAGAAGCAATTAGCGCAAGATTGGGATCAGAAAGCAGTAGCCGGGCGTTTTGACGCGGCGTTGAGCGCAGCCGAGAAAAGCAACGATCCGGCTGCGGTTCAGGCTGTCATAGATGATATCAAGAAGCCCTATTGGCGCGACAAGTTTGACGCCAACATACTCGATAACAGGATTAAGGTTCTAACGCAGACGCAAGCTGCTGTCGAAAAGCTGCGATTGGGGAATATAGCAGACTCGCATCTTAATGCCATCCGCGCCAACCCAACGCAAGAGAACTATTTGAAGGAGACGAAAGCCGCGTTAGACGCGTTTAACAAAGCAACGAATATGACTGGCTTGGAGAAGACAGCCGAGTTAACGCGTATACGGTCAAACGCAGCAGCTATGTTCTTTGAAGGCAGGGGCGAACAAGCCGGTACGCCCGCAGACATTGACGCCATTATAAAAGACCTGAAGACAAATTTTGGCGAGGAACTGAGTTCAGGCGCTTTAGACAGCGAAATAAACAGTTTGCTACAGAAAAAGAACCTTTTGCAACAAAACGAGAATAGTGCGTATACCAAAGCTATTGGGGTACAAAAAGACGTACTGACACGCAACGAAGAAAATCTGAATGTGCTGGTACAGCATCTGTTCGACAAAGCGGACAAGATGCCAATCGAAGATGCTGAAATGAATGACTTGAATGCCAAGGCACAGGCGCTTGAAGTGCAAGAGCGCGTAATGCCCGGCTCAACAGGTGGTATAAAGCCGGAATTGCTGGCAAGAATACAGGATACGTTCACCAAGCGCGAGGCGTTCAGGGCAACGCACGGCCAGTCTAATGCTACAGTAATTAAATACATCAACGCGATGACTAATCCCGCCGCAAAGGCGTGGACGGTGTTGGGTGGGCCAGATAACCCGGATGCGCCGGCTGACGGTAGCGGCGGCGGCGGCGGTGCAGCCGCTGGGGCTGACGGTACTGGCGGTGGAGCTAAAGGCAAAGCTATTACCCCGGCTCCGACGAAGACTGCCGGTGCTGCGCCCGATATGCAACGAGCATTGACTAGCCCATGGAGTGCTAGGCGTATTGGCTACACGGCTGACAACGGCGTGAAGGTCGTTGCGCAGATAACTGATCACACAGCCATGCAAGGCATGCAACCACGGGCGTATGTGCTTCTGAACGGTGGCGTGGCGGCTGCTGGCGTGGCTGGCGTTGCAGTCATTCAGATCACGGCTGCGGCTGGCGGTGGTCATCTGTCGCATGCAGCCGGTTCAGAAATGGACGTTGTAGGCTGGCAGGACAAGGCTGAAACGATACCGTGGACCACTGCGCAGAAAATGCAGTTTCTACGCGGTGTAGCTGGTGCTGGCGGAAACAGATTTGGTATCTACGAACACGCTAATGGCTCAAACAGCAACAAAGTCCATTTTGGTTATGCGCATGGAGACTACCCGCCTGCGGTATGGGGTGCAAACGGGCTGGTTGGCGGCGATGCGTCACGTAACTTTCATGATCCGCTCGTGAAGCAATTTGGTGATCAGTTTGGTGCTGGTACAGTCGCAACAAATCGCGATGCTGCTATCATACCATATGATAGCGGTGGTCAGACGGCTAGGAGTATTGGCGACAACATGCCACGATACCAGCAAGTTATCGGGCAGATGGAAACGGGCGGACAGGCTAATCCGTATACAACTGTGGTCAATGAGTCCGCAGGCGGTAAAGCCGCATTAGGTAGATATGGCATACTGCTGGAAAACGTAGGTCCGTGGTCGCAACGTGTGCTTGGTCGCACATTGACAGCAAGTGAGTTTTTGGCAGACCCAAAAGCGCAAGACGACATATTCAAAGGCATGTTTGGTATGTATGTGCGCAAGTATGGGCCAGAAAACGCGGCGCGTGCGTGGCTGGGCGGCGAAGGCAGCGTAGCGCATCCCGGCGCAAGAGACAGCAACGGTAAATCCGTAGGTGACTATGGCGCGGAGTTCACGCGTTTGATGGGCGGTTCCAGCAGCTACGATAGCGCACCGTCAGCATCAGGGCTTGAAGCAGCAAGCCGCGAGCAGCTTATACAGGTGCAGACCGCACAGACTGTGATGGCACAAACTCAGCAGCAAATGAGCAATGGTAACTTCATTGCTTTCGTTGCTGATAACATGCACGTGCCAATGGCCGATCTCAGCACGCCAGAAGGCTACGCCCAACGCGCGCAAGACTATGAATGGGGTAAACAGCATTTCACGCCAACAGCCGCACAGAGTACGCCATTTAACCCTGACGAAGTGTCAGCAAACGAAGCGACGTTGAAATCAGGTGATGCGTCAAGAATACTGGCAATGGCACAAGCCATTCGTAGCTGGCCACAAGACATGCAGGAAGACGCCTATAAGCAGATGGGCGAAAGAGCGCCGACAGAGGTAATGGCAGCGCGTTACGCGTCGCGCGGCGACACGTCAATGGCGTTGTCGCAAATACGCGGTGATCAGGCGTTGATAGCTAACCCCGATCCTGTGTGGAAGAAAGCATTTGACAACGCGTGGTCCACGTCTGATGGCATGGGCGACTTGCTGCGTGGGGCTGTCGATACAGGGCTGAACAATCTCAAAGTCGGCTTGAAGGGTTCGTTGTCAGCGCTGTACATGGACAAATACGGTCCTTCGCACGCATTCAACCAAGCTGAGATGGATCAGCTAGCTGAGCAAGCACTGGGTCGTTCCATTGGGGTGGTCAACGGCACGCGTACGCTTATGCCAGCCGGTACGAACGACACGCAATTCAGTAATTTCATGGAAGTTGCGGATTGGCAGAGAGTGTCAATGACACAAACACCACCGCAGGGGCAAGACGCCAGTGGCGCGGTGCATACTATTTCTGAATACGATATGTCGCGGATGCACCCAATCAACGTTGGCAGCAACGTGTATAAGTTTGTCAACGACAACGGGTTATTTGCGAAGACGATAGTCAACGGTAATACCGTGATTGACTATCAAGCAGTCATTGACAAGCCGTCAATCGACTTGGCACTGCAAGAGGCGAAGACACCAGCGCAGACACCACCGGATGTGGGCGCTGGTCCAGCCGGGGCGAGGGGCGCGGGCGGCGTTGTGGACTTGGGGCGGCGTGGCGCACCGGACGCGGCCACAGCGGCGAGCGTGGCTGCGGCAACGCCGGTTGTCGATAGGGGCACCCCGGTGGTTCCCGGCTCGCTGGCAGCGACGCCAGAGGCTGCGGCGGCTGCGGCAGCGGCAGCGACGGCAGGCCCGCCAGCGCCCGCCCCTGCCCCCGTAGCGCCCACGCCGGCAGTCACGCCCGCGCCGGCTCCAACGATGACGCCACAAGCGATTACGACAGAGCAACAGCAACAGATCGACGCTGCCGTGGAAGAGTACAAAGCGTCGATGAAACGTGGCGGTGGTGCTATGACCGCTGAGTTGGAAAAGATATTCAGAGATGCGTATCTGCAATCCATACTGACCAGACAAGCGAAGCCAGCGCCTGTGTTACGTGGAAAATCACCGTTAAAGGGTAAGTAGATGATACGGCCAGCGCCTGACGCTGTTTTACCCTATAACAACGTAAACAATCTCAATCCGAGTTCGTTGTCGGAAGGTGCGCCTGCGTATGGCGAGCCAACAAGTTTTGTGAGCGGTGTTGGCGCGGCGTATCGCGCTGCTGTAGCTGCTGGTGCAATGCACTACAAGTCGCGTATGCTAGACGAGTATTCTGCGCTACAAGATAAGCTTATGACCGCTGGCTTCGAGCGACCACGGCTGTTTGCGGTAAACGAAGATCAAGTGAGTGATCCTGAGTTTCAGGCGTTAATGAACGAGCATACGCCTGTGCTACCGGGTGAAGACGAGCGCTTTGCGACTGATACAGCCAAGCGTCAAGCAATGCGGGATTGGGTCGGGCACGTTGATAACTTAGCGGTCAAGGCACAGGCAGCACGACCAGACTTGGGCATTGAAACGCTGACGCAGATGCATCAGCGCGTTATGAAAGAGATAGCCAGTGACACGAAAGACGGACAAGGCATAAGTGGCTGGCGCGGTTTAGTTGGCGCATTCTTTGGCGATCTTGGCGCGATGACAGCGTTCAAGAGTGACCCATGGGCACCCGTTAAGATTGGGTCCATGTTTTTGGGCGGCGAGCTAGTAGCTGGCGCGAATGTAGCTACGCGTATGGCAGTCATGGGCGCTATGAATGCTGGTGTGAGCCTATTGCCGGGAGATAGACAGACACTCGCGCAAGCGGGTACGCCACAGAGTAACGAAGACATAGCAATGGGCGCGCTGTACAGCTTTCTCGGCGGTATGGCGTTTCAAGGCTTGGACGAAGCCGTGATAGGTTCGGCTGGCCGCGCAATTAGAAATGATCGTTATTCGTGGATGACGCTCAGCAAGCGCGACGCTGCGCTTGCCAAGCTGGCACCCACTGAACCACCGCCAATGCCAGACGTGCCACCAGTGCCGCCAACGCCACCAGCAGCACCGCCTGACTTGGCGGCGCTGGCAGCACGACCGGCTGGGCCAGCAGTGTTTGAGCGTATGGGTGCGGGTGCGCGCCGGCCGGTCACGTCAGAGAACGAATACGTGTTGCCGGGGCTTCCGCCGCCAGCACAGAAAGCCGCGCTGAGCGATATCAGCCGTGGGCAGATCGAGCCATTAACGTCATGGGCGCAGATGGAGAGCGCGCCCGGTGCATTCATTCCACGAGCGCAACGCGTGCCAATGGCCATTCTGGACAAGCTGGCCAGTTCGCGTATGGGCAAACAACGCTTGGCTGAAGACTTGGATATGGCTGCGCAACAGATGGAAGCCAATCCAACGATATCAGCACAAGAAGTCGTGCCACCAACAAGGCCGTTGAGCCCGAATGCAACGCTACACCCGGAAGTACGGACGTGGCTGGGGCCGGGCGTCAATACGGCACCAGAGCTAAATCCGACGCTTCAGCGCGCAGCGCTAGGACACACATACAGACTTGAAGACGCAGCACGTGAACTTGACCCCGGATTATGGGATACGTGGGATCAGGTAAACAAGGATTTGAAGACAGCGAAAGCTGATCTGGACAGGGTAACGAAGTTTCAGGCGGCTGCGCAAGCCGGTGGTACAGACGCGCTTGATAAGCGCATAAACGAGTTGATGAACCAGTTTGCACGTTCGCCGTCGTCAGCAACACGTATGAGCATTCTGCAAGAATTGGAAGACACAAGGGCGTATCACGCTGACTTGCAAAGAACACGAGCCGGTGGTGTACCGACTGCTAAACCGCCCAAGGGGCTTGATATTGTATCGCGTGTGGAAAAACTGGCAAAGATACAAGCCAAACGCGATGAACTGTATAAAGGTGGTATTGAGCGTTCAATTGCTCGCGTAGACAATAACCCTGTTACTGGCGAAAAAGGCTTGTGGGCACTGCAAGTCGATGACGCCAAGGCGTGGGAAGAAAGTATGCGGCCGGGTGCGACTGATCGTATCAGTCAGTCATGGCGCTGGCCAGATGGTAAACGTCCAAAGGACTTGCCCAAGAACCCATACGAAATAACGCTGACGAAAGGGCCAACGCAGAAAGAGTTGATGGCCAAGCGTAAGGCCGAATTTGAACAGCAAGCGGACCCAATTGCGAATGATCCAAAAGCGCCGGCCAACGAGACGCCTATTGAGACGGCAACACGCGTCAACACCACAAACTACGAAAACAAAGGAAAAGTTGACGCTGAAGCGTTTTATAAGCAAGTACGCGATTTTGCGAAGACAATGGAACCGGGTGGTGAAGCGACGCCAGCGCCGAGACTTGGCCAATACGAAGCAATCAGCGATAAACCGATCAGGCCGGGCATAGACATAGAGAAAGACATTAAGCCGACTGAAGCTGGCGAATTGGTGGGAGAGCGTTTCAAGGGTTTGACCACGGATGGACGTGTACGGTTGCTAGATGGCGAAGTCAAAGCCGTGCATCTTGGTATAGGCGGCATGTGGTCATCAGGCGAGAAGATCAATCCCGCTGACGTAACGCATTTTAAGAACAATTTCAAAGGCGCTGATTGGGTGTCGGTAAACAAGCCAGCAGCAACAATTGGTGGCACAGATATAGCTAAGCTGTGGCAACAAGGCGCGTTTGAGTTCGATGGCAAGAGCCTGAATTTGAAAGAAGCAATGGACGAAATAGCGCACGACGAAGAAGCGTTCAAAAGCTTTGGTAGTTGTATAGCGGAGCCCGCAGCATAATGGCCGCACCTGACGCATATCTCGGCTGTCTCAAGAAAGAGATGAACAAAAAGCGCGGCTACGGCGATAAGAAGATATCCGCTGCCGCAGACGAGTATCAGAGGCTGGCTGAGCGTAATCTTGCCAGTGGTATGGCGCTGACTGATGCGCGCGATACAGCCATGAATACGATCTTGACACGGCTGGACGCGGCTGGGCAGGAAAAGAAAGACAAGCTGTTCGCGACAGCCAAGCTACTGAGCGATCATGAAGCGCGTTTGCGGTCAACGTCAGCGGTCAAGACGTGGGCCGGCACGGTGGCCAGTAAGATAGGCGTAGGGCTGAAGTCGCTGTTGGAAAGCGATCTGAGACTGCCTGCGTCAAACTTCAATTTCATGGCTATCCGCGACATAGCTGAAAAACGCATGTTTCGTATGTTCAACGAGACGATTGAGAGCGCGTCCAAGAACTGGCTTGGCCAACAGCGCGGTAACACCACCATGCGAGAGTTTGCTGCCGAGATTATGAAACCCGGCAGTACAAACAACCCAGTAGCAAAAAGCTTCGCTGATGCGTGGCGGCAGCGCGATGCGTTCTTCATGTCGGAAATGAAACGGTTCGGTATCACTGTTTCGCCAGTTGATGGCCAGATGGTATTTCACCCGGTTGCAGCCAAGCTACCGCCAAAGGCTGAATTCATAGCCGATATGAAAAACAATATGGACTTGAATAAAAGCGGTGGTGGAGCAATCATTCGAGAGAATGAGTTGGACGATTGGCTGGGTAAGTACTACGACGGCATACGGAAAGGTAATTTCAACGATCTGCCGAAAGCATTCGAGCAAACGGGTGGTCAATTCACACGTGACTTCGCCAATGATCGCATGATCCAGTTCAAGGACGCGGATGCATATGCAGCGATGCATGAAAAATACATGAATGGCGATTTTCTCTACACGCATGCGCAGTCAACAAAGAAACTGGCGCATAACATGGCGCTTGCGCAAGTCCTTGGTCCTAGCCCGGTGCATATGGAAGGCACGCTGATCAAGATGGCTAAAGACTTGGCGGCTGAGTTGACGCCAGCGGGCTCCAACGTCAAAGCTATTGACAAGCAGATAAGACGTTTTCAGACCATGATGGACATGGCACTGCACCGGAACGCCATGGACCCTGAAAGCGCCATTGGCATGTGGACCACGGCGATATCAAACTTTCAGCAAGGGGCAATGTTGGGTGGCTCAGTGTTCGCGTCGTTGCCGGGTGACATGGCGACGATGATAGCGACGCGTATGATCAATCACGAGCCAGTGCTAGCAGCGCTTGCAGCTATACCAAAAGCACTGATCATGTCCAAGGCTACGCAGCGCGAAATGCTCATGTTTGGACATGGCGCGTCGGAATACACAAATCAGATTGTGCATGAAGCGCGTTTCAACAGCATGGCTGAATACACCACGACGCCATTCAGATGGGGCGCGGATAAAGTGCTGCGCCTGACAGGCATGCCACGTGCTTTTGAAGCCGTGCGCGCAGCCGACATGATGGCACGGTCAAAGAGCCTATTCGAGCATATGAATACGCCATACGATCAGTTAGCTGAGCGTGACATGCTCGCGCGTTGGGACGTGACGGCAAAAGATTGGCAAGCAACACAGAAGGCAATGCAGACTGGCAACAACTACTCGCCGGCTGACGGCATAGGTATGTTCAGACCGCTTGACCACGCTGACGCGCTTGGACCGGAACTGACGCAGAAATGGCAGCTATTGATGCACAATGAAGGCAAGCGCAATGTCATTGAGACAACGCTTGAAGCACGTGCCATAGCGACGGCTGGGCTGCGGCCAGATACGTGGGCAGGTTTCTTGCTGTCGTCGGCTGGTCGGTTTCACAGCTATGCGCTCACGCAAGGCTTAGCGTTGGCGCGCACGATCATGGAAGCGGATACAGTAGGGGGCAAGATGGCCATAGCTGCGCGCTCTGGTTTGGCGCTCATTGTGCTGACGGCCATGGGCTTGCAAGTGCGCGACTATATGCAAGGAAAACAATTCGCTGACATACGTAACCCAAAATTCTGGGCACGAGCGGTATTTGCCAGTGGTGCGTTTGGCTACTGGGGAGACGTGACCAATGGTGCTGTTCGCGCTGATCCGGCGTCAGCCGTTCTCAACACAATTGGTGGTCCATACGTGAAGATGATGGGCGACGCGATTGCGTTGTCGATGGGCTCAGCGTTTGCAAATATGGACGTGAACGAAGCGTCAGGCACGTGGACGGCAGGCAAGGCCGGCGTGCATCTCGTGGACTTCTTCCGCCAGAACCTGATACCAGCGCCGTTCTTCATCAAGCCGTTGCTGGACCGGCACATACTGGAGCCGCTGCAAGAGGCAATGGACCCAAAGCTGATGGCACAACGCTATGCCGGCCAAATCAGCCACGCGATAGCAGCGGGCACGCCGTATCGCAAGGGCAACGAGCCCGGTACTCGTGGCTCGATCATCCCCGGTTTCTAGGAGACGATAAATGTCCATCAACGGCACAAACGTTGAACAAGAATTCACAAACGTCATTGTCAACGTAGCAGTAAACGTAAACATACAAGTAAGCGGTAGCACGTCTGAAGTGCTGGTCCGCTATGGCAATCTGAAGCTGATAGCGTCAGAAGGGCCAGATTATTCGGTGGTGATCCAGCCTAATCGGCTGACGTTTTATGTCACCCCGTTTCAAGCGCTACTCGATAAGATCGCAGCAAACGGGCCAAACGTACTCTACATATCGCGGAACCTCCCATTAACCAGCGACTTCGACTACGATAACGCGTTTGTCAGGCAAAAGATCGTTGACGAGTTCGACCGTGTGTGGATGGTCGAGCAACAGAACCTTTTCAAGATTGGTTCGCTTGAAGACGCCAACGAAGCAGCCCATGAAGCTGAAATCAGTGCGGATGCAGCGGCGACAAGCGCAGCGGCAGCGCAAACAAGTGCCACGAATGCAGCGACAAGCGAAGCAAACGCAGCAAGTAGCAAGAACGCGGCAGGAGCCAGCGCGGCAGCAGCGGCAGCGAGTGCAACCAACTCTGCCAATTCAGCCACAGCATCCCAGAACAGCGCAGTAGCTTCAGCAGCCAGCGCCGCGAGTGCAGCCAACAGCGCGTCTATAGCGACCAATAAGGTCGATAAGGCTGGCGACACGATGACCGGCCCGCTGAACCTACCAGCCGGCGCGATCAACAATCCGTCCTTGCAGTTCGGGACCGGCAACAGCGGCTTCTACGCGACCGGCACAGGCGTGACGGCAGTCCTGAAGGCCGAAGTGAATGCCGCCGACAAGCTGGCCATAGACATCAACGCTGTGAGCCCTGTCGTGCCGCTACGCGCGTCGGCGGGCGCGGTGGGCAGTCCTGCCATATCGTTCACGGCAGAGCCCACAGCGGGCTTCTACAGGGCCGGCGCGGGGGACATCCGCTTCGCCATGAACGGCGCGGATGTGGTCAAATGGCTGAACGACAAGTCAGAGACGCATTTCGGGCCGATTGTCCTCCCGGCCGATCCGACACTGCCCTTGCAAGCCGCAACCAAGCAATACGTTGACAACACAGCGGCAGCACTGCCCAACCCCACGCCAACCACCAAGGGCGGCGTCAAGTCATATGGGCCAGTAGTCAATCAGTTCCTGAAAGCAATTGACACCAGCGGCAACGTGACCAGCGCGGCTATTGGGCCAAGTGACTTGCCTGACCCAACGTCTGGCACGAAGGGTGGTGTGAAGGCGATTGCGCCTGTGAGTGGGTCATTCATGACCAGCATAGGCACAGACGGTACGCCTACAATGGCACCAGCAACGTCAGGACCACCACCAGCCCCGTCGCCAACTATATTGGGTGGTGTGTTCTCAAAAGCACCAGTAGCTGGTCAATACGTTAATGGCGTGGATACGGCTGGCAACGTGTTGACAGCAACGCTGACTGCCAACGACGTGCTTACGTCTATCAAGACAGTGGACGGCACCGGATCAGGCTTGGACGCCGACTTGCTGGACGGGCTTGACAGCACAGCGTTTGCGACAACAGCGAGCGTGGCGGCTAAGGTCAACAAAGCTGGCGACACGATGACCGGCCCGCTTGTTCACCCATTGGGTACGACGGCAGCAACGTCAATCAACTTTGGGACACCGGGAACGGGTATATGGAGTGCTGGCGCTACTCGTATTGACTTCTCGACAAGTGGAGTAACGCGATTTACAGTATTAGACGGGCAGCTAGTACCTACAGTACCAATACAGACAAGCTATAACGGGACGGCGGGCGCACCGGCTTACACTTTCTTCAGCGAACAAAATAGCGGCTGGTATCGCGCAGCGGCTGGCGACGTACGTCTGTCGATGGGCGGCAACGACGTAGTGCAGTTCAAGGCGTCTGACAAGAGTATGACCACGTATGGCGTACATATCGCGCCATCGCAACCGGGGACAATATCGAGTTCTAGTAATCCTTCTGCCGTCATGGTGCAGAATAGCGGTGCGGCCGGTGACGCGGCGTATATGACCTTTATCCGGCAGGGTGCTTGGGCTGTTCAAATAGGTCTTGATACTGATAATGCGTTCAAGATTGGCGGCTGGTCTATGGGAGCCGCTGCGTACAGGATACTTCATGAAGGGCTGACTGACAGCCCACGTATGGTGCCACCCGGTACGATACTACCATACGCTGGGTCTGTCGCACCAGCGGGCTTCTATCTGTGCAACGCTCAAAATATCAGTCGTGCAGCTAATCCAAAGCTGAATGCACTGTGGAGCGCTGTTAGCTACCCGTTTGGAACCGGCGACGGCTCGACAACGATGGGCGTGCCGGATTTGCGCGCACGCGCTCCAATCGGCATAGACAACATGGGTGGTGGAGCGACTACGGGCAGAATTTCATATGGCTACACAGGTGGCTTCAGCACATATGGTATGAACATAGCTGGTGGCGAAAGCATACATGGCCCCTCCCAGCCGGAAATTCCCAACCATTCGCACAGCCACAATCACGCGCCTTCCGGCGGCGGCAACTTCACTGCCACCAATCCGGGAGCAAGCAACAGCTTACCGGCTGGGTCATCGGCGCGCTTGGTCGGCAACACCGACACCGACGCCACAACAGCATCCGGTTCGACCAATGCGTATATGAACCAGTTCCAGCCGTCGTTGATGGTTAACTACATAATAGCAGGAGGATAACTATGCTAGAGCCATATGAACTGTGGATAGACCAGTACCAATTGCTGCCATATGATCTGCAAGAGGCTATCGACAAGTATACGGCTGAGCTAGTCGCACATGCTTCCACAGAAGGTGTACCGGGACCATCAGCGCCCACGTTGGTGGAAGTCATATGCAACCAGCATGGCGGGCTATTTGTCATCGTGCCTGACCCAGAGCCAACGCCGAAGCGGGCTTTACCAAAAGACGCAAAATACTACAAGAACGAAACGGATCAAAAACTTATCATGGCAGTGGCGCTGAAGGCGGAAATGACAGCCAGAGCCCAAGCTGACAAAGAGGCAAAGCTGAAAGACGCTCAAGAGACACTACCGCCACCGCCGCCACCACTACCGAAGAAACATAAATGAGCCAATACCGTGGTTCAGTGGCGCTAGTGCTGGCTTTCACGCTGGGCATAGTGCTGATCGTGATCACGGTGGCTATAGCCCTTGGCGTACACGTTACTGAGATGACGCGCACAGCCGCTGTGGGAGCGGTGGGGATACTGGTAGGAGCGCTGGCAGCGTATCTAGCGAAAAGCTGATGAAACTGATCATTCTGGCATGTCTCATGCTAAGCGGGTGTATCGTCATTCAGACAGTGCCTGAAAGACGCGTTGACCAAGCAGCACCAACAACGCCAGTAGCAAGGATCATACTTGAACAACGACAGGCGCAACCCGTGCCACCACAGCGACCACGCGGAGGATCATGATGGACATTCTGCTTATAATCGTTGTCATCCTATTGCTATTCGGTGGCGGCTACGGTGGCTATCGCTATGGTGGTCCAGCGTGGGGTGGCGGTAGCCTTGTCACCGTGTTAGTGATCATTCTCGTCATATGGCTCTTGCTAGGTCATCGTCTTGTTTAAACGCTTGTTGCTCATACTTGTGACCACCCCTGCTTGGGGCGCGTCCATGGACTATTGCAGACCTTTCGCCGCGCAAACGAGCCAGCTACTGCTGACATACGCGTGGAATCGAGCGTACACCTATTGCCTTAACCAAGACGTTGATCCATTGGTGCCCGAGACAGTGGGAGGGGCAACCCAGATCATTCTTCCCGCGTTGACGCCGGTGCTGCCAATGTCCCGGCCGAAACGCGTTGGAGACGTGCCGGCGTCAGGTTCGCCCCCGACGCCGGCAGCGTTGGAACAGCCGGCCGCGATCACCCCCGTGCCGGTTCAGGCAGCGACGCCAGCGAGGTCCAGCGCGGGCGTCGCTGCCGCCGCAGCCAAGTGCAAGTCCACGCATCCCAGAGGCTTCAAGCCCAATGGTGGCACTGGCACGTATAACGTGTTAGTACACGGAAAATGGATCTCGACTGCATGCCCCGGTTGATACAATAAACGCGTTGGCTGCGTGTGTGCCGCAAGTCCACGCAGCCCTCTGGGGCCGGGCTACGCGCGTTTCCTTCCTCGCGCCGTGGTTCGGCCCCTCGATCCCGGCAAAACCTCTCCACGGTCACGCCAGTGGCGGCGCGGGGGTATCTGCTTCGGGTTCCTGATACTCAGGCAGGATCAGCGCGGGTGCCGGAAGCTTGCTGCCGTCGATGCCGTCGATAAGCACCAGCATCTGGCTCTTGCCTTCCACGTCAAGCTGCATCGAATACCGTTGCCCGGTGGTTATATCCGTATACGGGTAAGGTACTGTGCCACGCTTGAATATCAAACGTATTTGCTCTTGTAGCGATCTTGCTGATCTGTCCGGCTCGTATGCGTCTTGAATGACCAGCGCAGCTTGCGGCACGGAAATCTTGTTTTTGTTGTACTGTATCATATAGTCGCCAATCGTAGCCACATACGTGGTGTTGACCAGCACAGCGGCGTTTGCCACGTCGATGGGCATTGCTACCGGGTACTGGTCGCCGTTCACGTGATGAACGATCCTGCGCGCGAACCACGATGGATCGGTCATCGGTCCATGGTTACTCTTGGATATGCGCAGTGAAAAATACTCGTTGTGCCGGCCTTGCTCGATACGGTCGTAATCCATCTGCGGGAGCATGTTCGCGACCAATCGTGAACTGGACACGACGCTGCCAGCGCCTACCGACAAGTCAGGGCTGTTAGGGTCCAAGTCTTTTCGTTGCATCACGTTCTTAGCTGTGTGATGCGTGACAATCAGGCTCACGTCCAGTTCCTGCGCAAATATGTGCAGATGCAACATAGCCTCGCTCATTTGCGCGTTGTCGTTCTCGTTGATACCACGCAGTATCTTTCGCAACGGGTCCATTGCTATCAGCTTGCAATTTGGGTGCTTGTTGCGATACTCGCTGAAGAAGCGTATCGTATCAGGTGGTATCTGCATCTTACGGTCGCTGTACTCCACCAGCGTGAAATGCTTGCCGTAATCTTGGCTCATGACCATGAAGTGCTGACGCACATGCTGAAAATCAATGTTGTATAGCTGGCACGCGGAATGCGTACGCCCAGCGTTCCAATGCGAATTGTCTTCCGAGTTATACAGCAGCACGTCGAACGGCTCAGCTATCTTGAACGCGCCAAAGTCCCTGCCCGTGGCAGCGTGTATGGAAAGCGCTATCAGCAGCATTGACTTGCCTACGCCACCCGGCCCAACAAGCATTGTCATCTCGCGTTGCACGAGTAACGACTTAACCAGCCATTTAGTTGGCGTTGTCTGTCCAGCTTGCGGTATCATAAGGCTATCGTCCTTTAGCAGTGTTACTGGCGCGGCGGCTACTGGCATATACGTTACGCCATTCAGTATCACTTCTGGATCACGTGAGCCTGTTTGACCGATTGCGTACGCTTCAGCGTTCTCGACTTTCTTTTGTAATTCGTCAGCGCTCCACGGCGGTTCGCATCTTGCGTTGAAATGCTGTAGCATCAGGCTGGTGGTCGTGGGCTCGCTCAGCCCGTAGTCTCGCACTCCCATACACGCCACGTTATATGTGTGCTGATCACCACCTTGACCCTCGATTGCCGGTGCGACGTGTTCCAAGTACTCGATATAGAGCGGGATTGCCTTCTCGCTGTCTGCGTGACCGTTAAAACGCTCCTTGCGCGTTTTAATGGGCTTCAAGAGTGGTATGAACGTCTCAGGCAGTTCAGCAATTGGTTTGTCAACGTAGACTTCGTATCCGCCCCCACTCTCTATGGAGAAACTGCCCGGCCCAATGCCATAGCCATGCTCGCATCTGATGTCTATGCCCGGTACTACGTCCTGCGCGTTGGTAAATGTTTTGCCAACTGGCAAGCGGAAATAAGCTTGATATCCACCGGATGCTGTCTTGATCACGAGAGTGTCGAAGTGCCCGCCTATGCTTTCGTAGTTGGCTAGTGCTGAGCGCCCGAATTTCTTGTCGTATTTTGTGTCTATATCCACGATGATTAATGTGTTGCCGCACAGCACACCTATGTTGTAATCTTTTGAGCCTGTGATCGGATCACGCCATAGCAGCTTGATCCTCTCAGGGTCACGTGTCGCTTGCTCGATAAACGAGATGCTTGGACGTTTGCTCCCTAGCTCGATAGGGAATACGTCTACGCCACGCGCGGCAAAAGCCAGCGCTTCCAGCAGCTTAGCCATGACGCGTCACGCTACTTGACGTAGCGGTCGCCAGACCAAACGCTTGCTGCCATGGGAAAGTCTTGTGCCCATGTTGGTAATTGGGTCATTAGCCATAGGTAGTACCTTTCATGGTCCACTGATCGGTCATACCAGTTTGGCTTAATCAACGATAACAGTTCGTCATGTACGGTCAGGCATATTTCGTAGCCTGCTTGTTCAGCGCGTACTATTGCCGGCGCGAGGAAATCACGCGCGGTGCCTTGTACTATATTCTCGCACTGGTATCCGCCATATAGTGTTTTTCTTGTCCACTGCTTCACGTCGTTAAGCCCATAGAACTGGACACCACGCCGCTTATGCTGAACTATTTTGTAACCACGTGCTATCAACGCGTCTAGCTCGTGTGGAAACAAACAGTCCACGTCTACGTATTGCATGCCGTCGTAAATTTTTTCTTCTGTCAGCACCACGGCATGTGGCTGAGCGTACATCAGAACCCGGCCAGAGGGAAGCCGGCAATAGAGGAACTGCGTGTCCGAAAAATAGCTTACCCGCCCGGCATAAACCGGGATTTCAACGCCGGGACGGTCAACCGCTTGGATTGCGGCGTCCTGCAAATCCCACCAACTTTGAACGATGTTCGAATTACTCTTGCGCCAGCCCAACACCGCGACTTTGACTGCGGTCCAAGTCGCTTCGTCTAACTGCATCTTGTCACGCGCGTGCGGAAACTTCCTCGCCACGTCATCCCATACTTCAGCAGGGGTGGTTGCCGAGATTGCACGCACCAACGCCGGCAGCTTCAGTAAATACGTATTCGTTGCCGTAATGAATGCGCCTACACCACCCTGATATCCACACTGAAGTTCGATAACTTTACCAATCTGCCGAAGCGGTTTGGAAACAGTATCAGGACTGATATTGAATGCCTTCGCGTACGCAAGCTTATAAAGGTCAGGCCCAACGTGGTTGTCGTAATCACGAAAAGCTTGTAGCTTCCAAAGCTCTTGTGCAAGCCACGCATTTATCCTGCCTTCGATATTGCTGAAATCGCCACCGACAAACAGCGTTCCCGCTGGGGCTGCTATCGTTGATCTTAATGACTTGGCCAGCCATGCTAGCGTAGCGAGCCCGCCTTGTCTGTCGCCATTGGCCAGCCGTGGCGGTCCAATCAATTCGATCATGTCGTACACTTCGCCAAGCGGGCGCGTCGTGTCGCTCGTGATCCCCACCACGAACGACACAATTGCAGCCTCTTCGTCGTCGCTCACACGCACATAGTTCTGGGGCTGCACCACCCTGCCTGCCCAACGCATTGTTTGCTGCGCGCCACCGAATTGCAGCCATCCACGTCCACGACCATCGGCTCCTACGGAGCCTTTGATCGCTCTGTATTTGGCTGTGCTTGTCTTCCCGGTGGTTGACCGTAGCTCAATCACGTCGGCGGCGTCTTCGTTGCCAATGCTCTCGGCTATGTCCAGAAGCTTCTGTCTATCACCCTTGCGCAGACTTGTTGCCATAACGTGTTGGCTGTTTAGCCATGCCACGATCTTGGCTACTTCAGTCGCCTTGTTTACCGCACCATTCGTAAGGTTGGCAATCTCTTCGTTGGCTCGTAGTTTTGCATAATCAACAAGTTTAATAGCTCGCTCGACAAATTGCATATCGTGAGGGATACCTCGGTCGTTAATTCGTTGGTCGATATGCCATAACTCCAACTCGTCTGATGTAAGTTCAGGCAGCATAGCATTGGCGTGCCGTTCCACATTAACGTCTTGGTCGCAGTAATCCTCCAGCGCTGTGAGTTTATCGGGCTCGTCCCACCATACGATTGTTCCATCTAGGTTCACCCTGCGTGGTTTGGTCATGCGCATCATGATCGCATGCCCGTCCATGTCTTTTTCAGGCAAGCCCAGCACCTTGGCCAGTTGCTCAAGCCTGCCCGGCAGATTGCACGCGAATGCGCGTACCATCAGATCGGAAGTCTGCTCAATGTACAGCATTGGCATTTTGAATTGCTTGTATATCTTGTAGTACCAAATAACGCGTTCAAACGGCCCATGCGTTACAACGCGTTTACCATACATGACGTGTTGAACCACGTCGAATGGCGGTAGCTCGCCTTTATACGGTCGCCAGCGCTTGATCGGTCCCTGCCCAATGCAGTAAGACGCCACCAGCACTTCGGTGGTAGGATCAGCCGCATAGCGGTACGCACCCGCTTTCTTTAGCGAGCATCCGCTGCGCGTCTCGAAATCAAGGACTAGATCGTCGTTCACAGAACTGCGTCACCCGCGCTGTCCATCACTGTCTGTAGAAAATCCATTGTCGTATCGTCCAGCTTGATGCGTCCCGGCTTGAACACAGCCCGGTTCATTGCCATGAACGCCTGTTCCATCTCCGTACGCGCGATAGCCAGCCATCGCTGGTCAATCGTTGCCTTCGTCTTCATCGTGTCCATGATCCGCATGATCACTTCTTCAAGCTGCTTGTTGACGTTGACCAGCTTGACATTAGCGTCCGACTGTGGCTTGTAGCCTGCCACTGGAAGCCCTTCGTGTTCCTTCTCAGACAACTTATTTGCTCCACGTTTGCTTCTGAGCATCTTGTTGACGCCTTCACGCTCAGTCTGAGTGTGTTTGTTGATTTGTAGTTTTTCCTCCATTTTCAACTTCCTCCAAGAAGTGTGGCGGGGCCGCCGTTCGACTGCACCCCGCCCAGCGAGCGGTTTCTAACTAGTATAAACCCCTCACTGTTTCTCTTACATCAGCGACGATATGTCGAAAGCGTCTTCAGCCGGCGTTGTGCGCGCCATGCCCTGATAGAGCGGGTTGGGCGGTGGCGTCGGCAGGAACCCACCCTGCGGGCCTTGCGGGGCTCTGGGTGGTTGCCAGCCCGGTGCCAAGCCGGTCATGGCTGGCGGGGCTCCCGTGGGCGGCGGCACTAGACCACCCATTGCAGACGGATTGATCATAGGCGGCTTGACTTGCACGCCTTTGAACACTTCGCGCGGATCGACGCCACCGCCAGAAAGGTTCTGGTCGTCGCCGATAATCATCACAGCCTGTAGTCCAAACGATATGCCTTTCTTCGGCTGCGGTGGTGACTTGCCGTACGGATACGCGTTGATAACAAGTATTGCCCACACACCCGGATACACCTTCGACTTGTCGGTAATCTTGTTTTGCGCTGGTGACGCGTCAACGATGGGCGGCGGGAATTTCGACGTGTGATTGATATACGTCAAGCCGGGCGTGAACCCCTCAAACTTGTGCGCCTTCTGCGCACAGTCATGAAATGGGTTCTCCAAGCCTGAATAGCCGGGCGGATTGAGGTTCGGATTGTAGTAGTCGCTGAACGTCTCGCCGCACAGCCGGTAGTACTCACTGTAGTAGATCGAAAAGTCAGTGAAAGGCGTGTACAGCGCACACACGCTGTATTTTGGCGTGGCTGACGGGTTGCCTGTCGGAGCCTTGGGCTCAAAAAGGGTGTCACAAAACGCGAGACGTACCGGACCAGACGTGATCAATCTGCCTTCCTGCGGCAGCATGCTTACCGGATTGGCTGCACATGCTTCCTGTATCCACTTGTCGCCAATGACGCTATTCGTCATCCGCGTGTTACCTTGTACGAACGAAGAGCCTGCCATGTTGTCTACTCTCTGGTTAATGGTTGATGTTTTCTGAGCTATGGTTTCTGCTTGCTAGGGTCTACGTACTCGACTTGTGCTAACATATTCACTGCTGGTCGTTTGTCGTCGTAATCGACCAAAGTAAGATTACCAGATGTATCGCGTATCATCAAGGGGGCCATTGCTTTATTTGCTTCTTCGACCAACTTTTTTGAATTCTTCTGGCCAACGCGTTCATAGATTGCGTTCTTGACTAGCGTTCTGGCGTCGGTAATCGAAATAAGTTTCGGCTGAATAAACACGTTGCCGGGGATACCAGCTATCTGTCCTAAGCTTCCTGCAATCTCGCGTGGATCACCATTCCACTTGGAGCGCGCTTGCGCCAAAACAAGTTTTTTACCCGGTATTGCCGTGCCACCACGGGCAAGCTGGATTGCTTGTTTGTACACGGCTTCCAGCCACTCTTCGACCATATCGCGCGCAGTCAGTATCTCAGCTATGCGCTCCACACTCAGCCCAGATACTTCAGGTAAGCCATTCTTGACCGAGTTTATATCTTTATACGTTGGTATGATCCCTCGCATGCGATACTTCTCAGCTTCAGGGCATTGCGATATCGCGGGGCACCACCGACAATATGAACCCGGTCTGATCTCAGGCACGGGCTCACGCGTTTTCTCAATAGCAAAGTTGACTTCGCCAATGAACCTGTCCAAGCGTTCGTCATTGCACGACCACTCGCGCATCTTCCCGTCTTTATGATAGCCTCTCGGCTGCATGATCATCATGCGATACAACGTACGTCCGCTGTTGCACATATTCTGTCGTCTCAACTCTTGCCGTGAGCCAACAGCATAGAACAGCAATTGCGTGTTTTCTTCGACGTTGACCGACACACCGGAGCCATGCTTGTAGTCAGCGATGACCATGATATCCAAGTCAGGCACATAGATAGTCACATCAGACGTACCGCCAGCGTCGTCACCGTGCGTAGTCGGGAAGCTGAACTGGCATTCAAGGTACAGCACCATGTCAGGCGAATATGCGTCAATCAGGTCTTGTATGTGATCGAGTGCGTCTTGCACGCTCTCTAAACGGATTTCCTCTGTGTCGTGCCGGTGGTCCCACACCGGGTCTAGGTTCATTTTCGCTTCTAGCGCCGACTTGTAGTTATGTGTCAACGCGTATTCCAATAGCTCGTGCGCCTCTTCGCCATCAAGCGCATACGTTGACCCTAAGCCTTCCGGCATTCCGGCCGCACGTTGAATGCTTCCATAGCACTTCATCCACCTGTTGGACGAAGACGCGCCATATACTGAATGCGTGCGGCCGGAATGATCGGTCATGTTAGGCGTTCTCACTCACTTGGACGCCAATCACCATAAGCGCCGCTTTGAGCATGTCGTAGTAATACGTTTTTTCGCTTTGCGGCAGGCTGTGCCACTTGTTGCCACCGTACATCATAGGATGACGATGACCGGGATCATTGTCCTGTGATGCTTGCACGCGGAATTCGAACACCGCTTGCGCAGCTTGGTCCAGTTGGTCGGGGTTTACCATGTTAGTTCCTAACGCGTTTGTCATGAGTTAACCGGGCGGTGCCCATGCCGTATTTGCGAACGCCTGTTCGAGCCAGATCAACTGCTCTTCGTTGGCGTCCTGCGCGCGGCTCAGTTGAAGCATGCCCAACACCTTGCGCACGCCTTCGATCTTGTGGCCCGCCTTGCTGTAAGCGTCCATGAGCCGGATCACGCTGTCAAGGCGCGGGTTTGCCGGGGCTTGGATGACCGCTGGCTGCGGCGGGGGCGGCGGGGCGGCTGGTGCCGGCATGTGACCACCCGGAAGCGGGGGCGGGGCTACTGGGGCTCGTTGCGGCGGAGCGGCCGGCGTAGGCGACGCCGCGCCGGCATAGGTCATGCCGAGATTGATCCCGGCAGCGGCGAGTGCCGCAATGGCCGTTGACGCCTCTTGGGCAGTCAAGGGTCCAATAATAAGCTGTAAACTCATATTCTGTATGTTCCTCTGTTTGATCACTTCACGCTTCTTTACATACTCGCATTCACGCGAGTGTCAAGCGTGCGCAAGCATCTTTTCTCCTTCAATATCTGCTATAGAACGCGTTTTTTGTATGACTATCTCATTTACTTTTTCGTCAAAGCTACGAGCCAGCGTTACAAATCTGATAAAACACGGTCTTGTCTGTCCAAGCCTGTGAATTCGCTTGATTGCCTGCGCGTTTCCGGCTGGCGTCCAATCGCTTTCCAACATATCGAGCCTGTTCGCTTCGAACAAATCGGTGCCAAGTCCAGCGCTCTTTATGTTTCCAAGAAAGACAGTGCATGTCGGGTCTTCTTGGAATTGCCGTACATTTCTGTCAGCCTGACTGTCCGATATGGTTCCGTTTACAAGAACGCAACGCACACCATACTTTGTCAAAAAGTTGTAAATGAATTGCAACGCTGCCACATGAATGCCCATGACCACGTGTTTTTGGAACCCGGTGGTTCGAAGGTCGTCTAGAAGCATGTGCGCGTAGGGTGCTGCTTTCGCCTCGCCTAATAAACGCCTTAACGTCATAATGTGTTGCGCTTCGATGAAACTCAGTCCACCTGTCTGCACAGCCCTGACAATAGCGTCGCTCAGCGTTGGGTATTGCTTCAGCAAATCCACTATGGGCTTCGTGTCGCCATCCACGATGATTGGGTCCAGCCTGATTGCTGGCAACTGAAAGCCCACGTCTTTCAACGTGCGTCTGATCCTGTTGTCGTCAATCATTCCCATCAAATCGGCGGATGCTTCTGGCCGCATCGTCTGCCGTGAGCCCCACGTACTCACGTCGCTATAAAAGTACTTCTTTATGAACTCTGGCTGCGGCAGGGTGGTTGCCCGGCACAGTCTCAAGAACGTGAATATGTCTAGTGGGTCATTCGCCATCGGAGTACCGCTAACATGCCAAACATGCTCAGCCCAATTAACCAGACCACCACTACCGTCATAATGGCCACCGAGTATCTTTTGCGTGCGCGCAGCCTCGCTGTTTTTAACATAGTGCGCCTCGTCCATTGCCACGAAGTCGATAGGCTCGCCACTCATGTATATGGAATGAGCCCATTTTGTTGCTTGCTCATAACTCGTTACGAGTATATGATAGCGTCCTTTTTGCCATGCAATGAAATCATGTATTTCACGACCTTCTGTGATCTTGTAACCTCTGGTCGCCCATTTATGAAACTGCGCGACTGTGTTCCTGCGTAGTTTTGCAGGCACAATCATGATCCCGCGCTGCGCTTTGATACGATCAGCAGCGCGGATCACTTGCGCTGTCTTGCCCAGCCCCATTTCATCGTGGAGCCCAGCACGTTCACGTGACGCCAGAAAATTCACACCGTCTTGCTGGTATGGATATATGGCTAGAAATCTAGTTGGCTTAACGGTTGTCATTTTCAATCACTGCAATACGAACCGCCAGCAACAAGCCATTCTCAGCACATGTTATAAGCCAGTCGGCAAGCCCTGACGCAGCCTCGCCTAACGTTTCAAACCTCTTAGCCGACTGCAACCACCTGCCATCAGTCCATAGCGTTTCAAACGTGTATGTCCTCATGGCTTGTCTCCTACTAAGAACGTTTCACCGTAGTACGCTAGCATAGCTGCTTCAGCCCGGTCAAGCTGTCTACCACCGCGTGGTCCACGCCATTTGTCTCTATGCGTAGGCAACAAGTCATCTGCGCGTTTGACTATTGCTTCGTCGTTGTCGGCTGCGCTCTTGCCGGGCACTCTCAGTAGCTTCTTCCACGTCTGTGGAGGTATCTCTTCCACAGGCAAATGCACAGATATACAAGCCATGCGCACCAGACCAAAGCATAAGCCCATAACAAACATCCCCCTGTCACCGGGGCGCTCCCATAGCTGTTCGATGACAACACGATCAGCGCCTTTGAGTTTCGCTAGCTCGAAATACGTTAGCAGCGCAACGTCGTCTATTCGATTGCGTTTCGTCTTGTTGACCGTGATCCTGTACGTTGGCATGTCTTCAATGTGAAGGATGCCGTTGCGGTGGTCGTAGTACGCCATGGCACCACCAATGCCAACGTCAACGCCTACGGTGGTCAATGCCGCCCACGCGATCTATACACCCATTTCCACGCCACCAGCGCTTCTTGCACACCTTTGATCAAAAGCGCTCTTTGCGCTTCTTCGTATGTTGGCCGGCGCAGATCACGTGCGCCAAACCACAAGCTCATTTGTCCACAGTCAATGCATATGAACACGTCGCCGGGCGTTGGGCTGACTTTCGTACCTACGCCAGATGTTGCGTCATGCGTCGCCTTGCACCATGGGCAGTGAACGGGTTTTTTCAGTTCCACTTCGTGTAGCTTTATTCCATCCATAGTAAACACCCCTCTGTCGTGCATTTGCCGCGCGTATGCTGCTTCTTCGTACCTGTAATTGACCAGTGTACTACGCCTCTCGCAGCACAGCGTGTGCATTGAAACTCTCCCGACAGAAGTCCAGTCTGTTGGGAGATTTTCTTTGCTTTCACGAGTGCTGCCAACACGTCGTTTATAAACTTCTCGTCCACTTATTTCTTGCCCAGTTGTTGCCACGTCCTGAACGACTTAATCTGATCCATCGAAGGAAAAGTACCCGTAAACGTGATTGCCCGGTCATCAAGCGTCACAAACGCAGGTGGTTTCACCGTTGGCCAATCAATAGCCGACAGCCATGCCAAGTCTTCCTTGTCGCTCTTACGCTGTTCCACTGCCCAGTAGCCAAGCCATTCCTGCATTGCCGCCTTACCGCGCGGGTCGTGTGAACGCGTTGACACGATACACACATGAAAGTGCTTCACGGCTTCGCGCAGCCATGCGATAGCTCCCGGCACTGGCGGGTCCGTAACGGCGTCCACGAATGTCCAGCCACTTGAATAGCTGTGCAGCACGCCGTCAAAATCAACTACCAGTGTCTTCTTTTGGTCGCCCATGTACTACCTCATATGCTTCTGGTCCATAAAGATGCTCAGCCAGCACCACGACAAGATGCCATGGTTCAGTTGGCTCGTCGCGCCCACATCGCGACGACACCACGTCAACGCGTTTGATCTTGTACTTGGTCAACGCAGCTTCCATGGCTGCGTATACACCATCTTGTATGTTCGCTGGCCAATCGCCTAGCTCGCCGGGCAGATAACTAGTTACGTCTACAACGCACTCGAATATACGCGTTTTACGTAGACGAATTGTTATACCGGGCGCATCTGATCCGGTCGCCATGCCTTACCCTCTGTATCAATACCAAACGCCTTGGCTACCGTCTGTGGCTGGCCAAAGTAGCCCCGTAGCATTCCATAGACAGTCTGCGGCGCTTTGAATGCCACGACAGCCCATGGGGTGGTCGCCGGCAGTTGCGTGATGACCGTATGCGCGTCAGCTTCCGTGATCACCACCCGTATGCCCTTGGTTGGGTCAGGCATGTTGACTTGTATGCTCACGCCATAGTGCCGCGCTGCGTCCATGGCGCGTCCAACGCTGTCTGACAGCAGCACGACCACGTTATCAGCATCACGCACGAGATACGTTGTTGGATCATCCATCAGCACTACCATCTCGTTCCCCTATGTTGACGGAAAAACGCTCACAGTAGACGTTATCAGCGGACTGTACGCGATAATGAAATCGCCCTTCGTGATCAGCACCCAGCCCATTGACGTTTCAAGGTTCTCGACTTGGTTCATGGTCACAGCCGGCAGCGACGCAAAGTTAATCGTTACCTTCTTGCCGCCCAAGCCAAGCGCAGCGTCACCGGGATACGCAACACCACCGGGGCATACGATCACTTTCTGTATGCCGGGAAACATATACGTCCAGCCCTGTCGTGTGTCTGTTGCGTCTGTCAGCCCGAACACCCAGCTATCCGTGAAGCCCACGTAGTCGTATGACGCACTAATTATCGTCGCTGGCGTAGTCAGATTAAGTATGGTCAAATCTTTAACAGCCATCAGCGCTCTCCCAAAACGCGTTTTGTCTGCGCATCGTGTTCACGTACGTCTAGCCTTGCCTTGCGGTCTAGTTCGTCTTTGATTGCGAGGCACCCTGCAATCTGTGAATTAACGTAGTCCAAGAGCGCTTCCCAAAACGGGTCAGTCACAAAGCTTGACGAACCAGATCGTGGTCCATGCCGGTCAACCACGTCGGCTAAAGGCACACCTAACGCGTTTGCCAGTTGACGCGGGGATAGTCCCAGCGCCAACTGAATACGCGTCATGAAATCATTCTCGGATTGAGGGTCTTGTCCGAACATAGGTCTTTGAACGACTTGATTTCGGCCAGCCTTGTTGACCAAACCCCGTCTTGCGCGGCCCAGATCGCTCATTGACTTGGAGTACTTCCGTTTCCGTGTTGCACATCGGTGGTTCATCAGTAGTCTGCCACTGTCTGTGGCAGACCGTACAAAGGATCATGTCGCCGCGTTGTATTACATGCGGGTGTTCAGGAGTGTTCACGGAGATATCTCCTTGTATGCGTTTGTCAGCGCGGTCAAGTGCGTCAACAACGCGTTCAGCAGCGCAGTGCGCCTGTCAGCAGATGGTGTGCAGTAGGTTTTTCCTTTCATGATGTTTGCAAGCGTTGGACGTGAGATGCCCAGCATTTCCGCGAGTGTTTCGTCCTTGAAGCCGGCGTGGTCCTTGATGCTGCGCAGCGTCTCGATGGAGATCGCGCCAACGGGCGGCTCTTCGGCAACCTTCTTCTTTCTGCCGGGCTTACCTGTGTTCGTACCCGGATCAGAGCCCACGCCAACCGAGCCGGGAGCGGTCAGGGCAGGACTTAGAGGGGGCGGCGGTGGGGGAGGAAGGTTCGACGCCTGAAGCTTGTCCTTGAGGCTCCCAACGGGCGGCGGCGGGGGCGGCGGTGGCAACGCGTTGCGCACAAGGTTCAGAGGGAGATCGGGACCAGCATCAAACGTGTCGGACGCGCCGTTCGTGGGCAACGTGTTTTCTACGTGAGGGTCCAAGTCAACGTAGTCTCTGCCGGGATCGAGGGTTTCGCCGGCCAGAATAGCTGTTTCCCACGCTTGCACAGCCTTCGGGCTGTGTGCCCTTATGTCTTGCAGCACCTTCACGTCTTCCGGGAGTAGTCCCAGCCGCTGCGCTGCGCCGCCAGCGAGGATATCATCGTTGTCGCTGACCAGATCAAGGTTATCAGCAAGTTCTTTCGGATCAGGAAACGACAACATGATACGGTTCAGGATTGCATTCACTTCCATCGTTGTATACTCCACTTGTTGTTCAGGTGTTTCTTCTGTGGCCATTTGACCACCATAGACTTCCAGATCAGATGCGACAATGCCCACGCCTGCCAGTATCTGGTTGTCTGTGCGTTTCCAGCTTAGCTGTTTCCATATCTCTGCGGCAAACGAGTTTGCCAAGCGTACGTCTTCGTCGTCTTGCCACATGCGGGCGTCTGTCGTTGCAAAACCTAGCCATGAGGCTGACAGCACGCTTGCGAACGGTTCGAATAGCTCTAGCAAGCCGTCGTCATGCCCTTCGTACCAATCGCTTCCTCTGTCAGCAGGTGGTGGACCGTTTTTCTTGACGTAATCCACATACCAAAAATGTATTTCAGGCATGATCAGCGCATATGCTTCTTCCATGCATACGCGCTTCGTGATGTTGACTAGAATACTTGCTGCGCCTTGCGCGGACTTGAGCCTTGTACGTTGCCACGTCTTGTCGGCCGCAAGTTGGCTAAGTACGTGGTCACGACCACCTGTCAGTAATGCCAAGCTTAGCGCCATCGGAATTTTCCTGCCTTGTACTCTTGCCACATGCTTCGTAACATGGGGAAAACAAATGCACTGCCCAGCCAAAGGCTAATGAGTACCCAAGCAACGATCATGTTCAGTGTCATGCGTCGTACAGCGTGAAGCGGCCTTCAGCTACGGCCATGGTTGCGGTCACGATGACTGACGCGCAAACTTGAATGCTCAGCGCCAGCGTGCCGTCAACGTTGATATGCACGACACCACCCGCTGCCGTGACCATCTCGCATGTGTTTGCCGTCTGTAGGGTGGTTGCCGGCCCTTCCATCGTGTCTTGTGTGCGGTCAATTACTTCTGCCATCGTGTCTGCGATTATTCCCATAACGTGTTCTCCCTGTGTGAATGAGTTTAAGCCGAGAGGCAGATTGGCTACCTCTCGGCTCTTTTGTCCCTTGATCAGATCGGGGTGCTTCGGGGGCTGGTTCGATCAGTCAGGGACATCGACGGCAGTAACAACGCTACGCCATGCCGCCGTGAACGCGTTTTCTACGCGGCCTTCTTCTTTTCGAAGGGGTTCACCTTCGTGCCGGGAACCACGCGGTAAACAACAATTCCCCAGTTGCCAGTGTCGTCGGCAGCTTCGGGATTGCGTGCCTTGCGGAACGTGAATTCGTGCGTGGTCGGATGCAGCTTCTTGATGCGCCGCGACATGCTGGTGAAACGATTGATCAGCTTGCGCGCACCGTCCTTCGAAGCCTTCTCGTACTCGACCACATCCGTGATCGTCTTCGGCACTTCGGCAGGAACGAAGAACCACGCGAACTGCGTCTGCGCGTCCTTGCCCTTGCCCTTCAGTGCCGGTGCCGGCATGTCGATCATGTACTGCTGGTAAGGGCTAACCTCGCCGGCCTTGCCGCGTCCGCGAGTAGTCTCAGGAATTTCGGTGGCGTACTTGATCGCCGGGAATTCTATGTTGCTCATGTGTTCGTACCTTCTTCGTTGGGGTGGTTTGAATGTCTTGACCACTCTTATCTACGTCGTCGTACACACGCTGTCAACTCTCGTAGTCACATTTTCTAAACTATTTTTGGCACTATGTCAACGCGTTCTTTACAAAGACGTAAAAAACAAGTTTTCTGCGCAGCCCCCGAAAAACAAAGCGCCCGCGAGTTTCCCCGCGAGCGCTCTTAGTTTATTCCCCCTGCGCAGTCTCTAGTCCGGTCTGCGCTTCGTCCAGCTTGGACAACAAGTCATCCACGTCTGGCATGTCCAGCGCCGAGAAGTCGGGGAAGTCGAAACCCGCAATCTCGCTCAGCGCGTCGTAAGCTTGTTGCAACGCGTCTACTGCGTTTGATGCCGCCTGGCCCTTCTCGCCGTTCTGTAGTCCTTCAGGCATGTTGTCGTAGTATTCTTGCTCTTCGTTTTTGGCATCTTCGATCTCGCCGCATAGCTCGTCGCACGTTGCAGATAACCCAGCGATTGCTTCGCTTAGCTCTTCCCACACTGGCGTTACTACTGCAATGAAGTTGTCATACGCGATCTTGACCAACGCGGCTTCGCTTGGAAAATCTATTTTCCCTTCAGCCCGTTCGATCTTTGACAGGTCGCTGACCTGTGTGATCAGCTTACCAATCGCTTGTCTACGTTCTTTGTTCATTTCACCCTCTTTGTGATTGATGACACTTCCCACAGACCCATGTGTTCGTACACAAACACGTCCCAGGTCACACCTGCATCTAGCATGATCACATGCCATACGTCATCACATACTTCATATATGTCAATCACATCTACGTGATCGAAACACGCACGTAACACGTTGCGCACATGATAGTGATCCAGCGTCTTTGCGTGTGAACGTCTCACAGGCGCAAAGCGTAAAATATCAGTTGCCCGCACTTGGCGGGCAACCACCCATGAAGGTGTGATACCGTCGCTTCTCACTTGCGTTCGCGCTCTTTGCCTTCCAGATATAATCTTTCGCCAATGCCGCGATACTCGTCATACAAGGCGCGCACATACGTAACACGCATTTCCCACAGCTTGCGATCATGCTTGTAGTCTTCGTCGCTGCCGCGTGTCTGATAATCCCGCCCATGTGGTGACGCGCGTCCAAGCGCTTGTAGCAGGCTTTCAGCCTTAGCTGATACTTCAAAAGCCTGATCAACTAAGTTTTCGCGTGAATTACCATTGATATTTACAAACGGCCCACGTGTGTATATCACTTGTTTTCTCCATGTTTCTGTAGCGTATCAACCAATCGAGTTTCGACCGTTTGTCCGTTTTCGAGACACGTTACCATCCAGTCGGCCGCGAGTTGCGCAGCCTCTTTCATATTGAGAACGCGTTTAGCGGACATTTGCCACTCGTTTGGCCCATCTAGCCAATGCATCTCAAAAGTCCACATCCTATCTCTCCCTGACAACTTGTTGTCCAAGCGTGCGCCGCCGGTGCATCAATGACTTGTATATCTCACGACCATTCTCGCTAAGTCCAGCCATGCCATTCGAGCCAAGCTGAAACTTCGGCTTGAACCCTATCTTATCGAGACGCCCAAATATCTCATATTCGGGCGACCATTGCCCATCGTGCTGGTAGTACGCGAACAGATACCAAGCCTCGCAGATATCGAAACGATCAAACATCTAAGCCTCCACTCGCGTGATGCGAATGCATTCTTTCGCCGCGCCATAATGGCCCATATACCACAAGTTAGCCGCGTCAACCAAGCCCTTCGCAATGGCGAAACGATTATCTTGCATTGCGCTGATAACTTGTGTTCTCAGGTAAGATTGGATTGCGCTTTTCGGCACTGATTTGTTGCCGTGGCTTTCCATCAAATCATAGATGTAAGCCAGTTCGTCGTTTTTCCAGCCGCTCATGTGTTCGTACCTCGTTTTGCCTCTGTTTTCGTACCGCATCGCTCCTGTCATATACACATGACGTGAAGCGCTTGCGTTGTCAATCTCGTATTTTCATTTTTTGATTTTATTTTTCGTTGCTCTGAACGTCGTTCACGAATGGCGTTCATGAATGCCGTTCATATTTTCTTTTCGTTTACGCGTTTTCTACGCGTACGCATTCAACGCGTTTTTAACGCGTTGCCAGCCGTGACCAGCCGTCACAGCGCGCGACGCAGCGCGACGCAGCGCGACGCAGCGCGACGCAGCGCGACGCGCGCTAGCGAGCCGTGACCAGTGACCAGTGACCAGTGACCAGTGACGCGCGTTGCGAGCCGTAGCGCGCGTCGCGTCGCGGCGTCTGTCAATCAAGCGCTGCTAGGTATCCCGCTATGAAAGCGATTGCGAGACACGCGGCCATTGCCAGCGTAACCGTCGCGTAAAAGAATTCCATGGTTCATTCCCCTAGCTAGGGCGGATTGCCGCCACAAGGCGCGCGACAGGCGCGCTTCTCTCTATGGGGATAGGGTGTACCTAGCCCGATAGAGAGAAGCGCGCGTAGCAGGCTGCTAGCCTAGCTACGCGCGATTTCTACTAGCTAGTGTACAGGCAAAGCTTTTCGCCGTACGGTATACGCAGCGCTTCCGTAGCAGGCAGCGTGTCCGTAATTGCCCATAGCGTAGGTATCTCTGGATCAATACCGAAGCTTGACGTTTGACCGTCCGTCAAAAAGACAATCGCGGCGTAGCTTTCGTCACTATCGGCTATGTGTCGCATCACAGCGGCAAAATCAGTCCCACCGCCATTGCTAGCCTTGAACTGTATTTGTTCGCCATGTTCGTAATGGTCAATCGCTTTTACCGTAGTGTCCGTATAAATCACGTCTATTGCGTCGCATGCGTTGTCATCAAGCGCGCTTTGCGCTTCGATCAAAGCTTGATTAACTTTCTGCGTATCCATACTGCCGCTGATATCAACAATGAACGCGACAAGGCTAGGGCGAATTACCTTTTCGCCCGGCAATGCCATTCCCCTTGCATGGCCGCGACGTGAAAGCTTTGCCCATGATTGTTGACGCGAGCCTAGAACATCAATGAACGCGCGTAACGGCTGCCGCCAATCAATTGCATTCGGCAGATTACGCGTTGCGGACACATTTACCAATTGCGTCGGAATATGCCCGCCAGCTAGCAAGCCGGCTTTGCGAGCCGCGCCTAGCGCTTGCGATACCGTCGCTTCGTTGCGTTCATTCAATTCGGCTAATTGTTCGCCCGTCATTGGCGAGCCGTCATCATTCGTTGGTTCGATCATATCCCCGCTTCCGGGCACATGTCGCGGCGTCTTGCCTTGTCGCTTGTCTTGCTCGTTTTCGCGCGCAATCACATTGTAGATTTGTTCCGCTGCTAATCCCTTGAAGCGCGTTTCGTTCAAACAATCTTGCGTTAGCGTCAAGCCGGCTTGGATCAAATCAGGGTTCAATTCGTAATCTGCCGCCATGTTCCATGTATGCGCGTCGCGTGTCCCTTGCCTTGCGAAATGCTGCAACGCTACATGCGATATCTCATGAGCAATAACCCCCATGCATTCGGCTTCGCTTAGCGTCATCACGAATTCAGGATTATAAAAGACGCTACGGCTATCAGTTGCCATTGTCTCAATATCGTCGCGTGGGACCATTGGCATAGTTAAGCCGATTGTTCCCCAAAATTGCGCATTCCTATCCTCGAATAGCTTGCGACGCGCGCGTTTCATG